CAATCTGTATGGTGCCAATCTGTATGGTGCCAATCTGAGGAGTGCCAATCTGAGTGGTGCCGATCTGAGGAGTGCCAATCTGAGGAGTGCCAATCTGAGTGGTGCCAATCTGAGGAGTGCCGATCTGAGTGGTGCCGATCTGAGGAGTGCCAATCTGTATGGTGCCAATCTGTATGGTGCCAATCTGAGTGGTGCCGATCTGAGGAGTGCCGATCTGAGTGGTGCCGATCTGAGGAGTGCCAAGAACTCAGAATTAGTGGTAGCACGTACACGAATCTTACCTGACGGCGATATTATAGGGTGGAAAAAATGTGTAGGTGGCGTGATTGTCAAACTACGTGTACCTAACGAAGCAAAAAGAAGTCATGCATTTGGACGTAAGTGCAGGGCCGAATACGCAGATGTACTTGAAGTCTTCAATGGCATTATCGGAATTTCATTGCACGACAAGAAGACTGAATACAAGGTTGGCACAAGGGTCAAACCTGATTCCTTTTCTGAAAAGTGGGGAGAGGAGTGTGCACCAGGAATTCATTTCTATATCACAAGAGAAGAGGCGGAGGCTCACCAATGAGCAAGTACAATTTCTTTGACTACTATGTAGGTCCGCGTGGGCCTCACCTTGCAAATCTCACTCAGTACTCACGTACAAAAGAGGATAACAAGGGGAATAAATCCATTCATGCACGTTCTGGTAACTATACTGGAAAGCAGTATGCACAAGACAAGAATGGAAATCAGCTACCCATTTGTGCCCCGCGTAATCCCAATCGTAAGGGCACATTGGCGAAGGCTTCAGCACGTCTTGATATCCGTAGGCGTGTCCATGCTGCACTGTCACCATCAGCCGCAATCGCCTATCGTCAACCCGGTTCGATGAAATGGTGAATAAGGTTATAGTGACTGATACAGAACGTGCTGCATCTGCATTCCCAAGAGAACAAAGCCCTTGAACCTCAAGGAGGTATGCATCAGTGATTCCGTTGATAGCCACAATACGACGATTAACCTCGAAGTTATCAGCGGCTTTGGATAGATTGGTTGATGCAATATCTGCATCGGTACAACCCGCAAGAAGTGCCAATCCGATTGCAGCACCACAGAACATAAGTTTCTTAATCATTAGATACCCTCTCAAATGGCCACAGAAGGCCGTAGAACGCGAAGAAAGCCCCCGGATGGTATCACCCTAGCCGGAAGCTATGAAAACCTCTGTATGAGGCTGTATGTCAGAAATTGAAGATAGCTTGTGCCACGAGAAAAAGTCCCCATAGGACCCAAATGACAATGGCAGTTACCTGCAAGACTGGTCCAGGACAGTTCAAGAAGTACTTTGTCGGGCTTTCTGACAATGTGACCTATGTGGTGGAACAACTGGAACCAATGCCAGTCAACACATACCGCTATCGTGTCACATTCAAACCGTCTGTCATCGCTCCTGATGTCGATGTGAAATTAGGGTTCTGATACATCCTAGGTTTATCAACAAAGGGTGTGGTAACTTCTTTCCGGTAGTTGGCGACTGGTTAGGGGTTATTGAATTCTTTGTCATGAAGGAAAAGAGCTATGGAATATCTTCAATACATCAATTGGGATTTTGTCGCTGTGTGGTTGATTGCGGGTGGTATTGGTGTCTTTCTTTTGTATTCAGCATACATGTGGGATACGTACGGTGATGGAGCCGTATACCTAGGTGAGGCAATTGTAATACCAATTATAGGTACACTTCTGGGTCCTGTGACTGTTATTACTGCATTGTGGATTTATATTTGCATCATAATAAAACGCTGGAACACTAGGATATTTTAACATGAATTGGGTACTTATCGTCATTCTTCTTTCTTCGGAAGGAATGACCAATGCCACAACTTCACAACAGATTGGCCCTTATCGTACCTCATCGGACTGTGAGAGGGCTTATGTGGTAATGAAGGGTCAAAGGGAAGGTTTGATACGTGAGCATTATTGTGTTCCTGTCCCATTTACATATGACGGACCTAATAGGAATCGTGCTAACCCACTTCCAGAGGAATTTGATTGATGACATATGATTGGGCAAAACCTGGGGTAAAGGTTGTTTGTGTTAATGACACTGAGGATATGGTTTGGAATATTGGCAAGCGAAAGAGCGGAGATTGGTATATTAAATTAAACGAAATTTATACCATCAGAGAGGTTGTCATCCATCCAGCGAAAGGTTATCCACTTATTAGACTCAACGAAATCAGAAGAGAGTCTATGGTAAAAGGTGGAACTTTTGAAAACGGATGGAATATACTTCGGTTCCGTCCTCTGGTAGAGAAGAAACTCCCTGAATCCCTCACCTGTCTGTTGAAGAACCCCAAGTCGGTTATTATTCCGGACCAGTTTGACTACAAGAAACAATGGGAGCCTGTGGAATGAGGTACAAACCCAGACTTTGGGACATAGTAGAGGCTATCCAGTGTGAGCCGGACAGAAAGATACGTGTCCCTGATAAACCATCCACCAAGAAACAACCTAGTGATCTCTGGGAATTGAAAAATGCTTTTCGTCTCTAATGAAAATAGAGGAGTGTAACGATGTCTTTAGACTTTAAAGTTGGGAAGAAGTATCGCATCGTTGAAGGTGGTGAGAAAGCCACAGCCTACACTTGTGTTTACGTCACTGACATCTCTAAACTGAGTTGCTGCGCGGGTGCTGTTGCAGTGCTGAAATGGCCGGGTGGTGCTGAACGGTCTGTCTCACGTGATCTTTGGCCTCAGTGGGAAGAAGTCGTAGAACCTCATCGTGAATTCTTCAATGCCTATAAACAGACAAAAGATGAGATGGGAGACAACATCACTCCTGAAACCTACTATCGTGGTCCCTACTCGACTAGAAACGTGGCTGACATTCGTTCAGGAATGGATAGATATGGTGTCCTTGAATTAGTGCATCATTCGGATACCAAGGTCGAGAGTATCTTTCATCTAGTGCCACGGGCACGGTCGTAGTTGTGAGGAAGAAATAAATGTTTTCCATTCTTATCACATACCTGATGTCGAAGGACAAGTTGAATGATGGAGGCGCTACATTAGTCTTCACGATGCTCTTGGACTTCGTCCTTCTAATCGTATTTTTAGTTGCTATTTTCGGAAAGTAATTATGTATATTTTCGTATATGGGACCCTTATGCAGGGTTATGGGAATTGGAATAGATACCTCAGAGATCGTTCCCAACTGATTACCAATGGGACTCTCAGGGGTTATAAGCTTTTTGATAGTGGATTTCCTGTTGCTTCTATCTCCCCTGATGATTGTGTCTATGGTCAAGTCTTCTTGATTGATGCAGGGAGAGAACCATCAGTTGTGAGAGATTTGGATTTCCTGGAGGGATACCACAAGGATTATCATGATGGCTCTATGTACCATCGTATTCCTGTGAGTATCTTTGGAGATGACGGAACCCAATATGAATGTGAGACCTACAGGGGTAATCTCAGATTCTGGAACAACTTTGAGGGAATGAGAGATGTATCAAGGGATGCAGAGAATAGATATCACTGGTCCAGATAGTTTTCAGGTTGGGGATATTATTGTAAGTCCATCATATACGAGGACTGTACTAAGAATTAATACTGATGATAATGGATTACTCTATTGTTCCGTCATATACAATAACGACAAAAGATCGGTGGGCAATGCGACATATGAGTGGACTAATTTCGACTTTCCGGGTTACGAATTATACCGTCCTTATGCAGAAGCACCATACGATCCAACCCAAGTAGGGGATACAGAAGATGACATATGAAGACAGATTGGCACAAAGAACCATCGAAGGGTATATTCAGAACTTCAGTGCCCTCAAGAGGGTGATCAAAGAGAAATCGTCATATAAGCCCAAGGAAGAGCTTTTGGGTAAAAGTGGTATCTCGTATCGGATTTCATGAGAAACGCTCTCAGCGAGCTTCTGTGTGTCAAAGAAGGGTATTATAGATGCTGGTGGGGTGGTCTGATTGGACATAGGGCAATAGGTGTCAGTTGGATCACCTCACATGAAGTACCTACTTGCAGTACTAAACCTTTTGAACTTGGTACTGCAAGAACATACATCAAGAACATACATCAAGAACTTAACTATTAGTACTATACTAAAGTACTTAAAAATAAAAAAGAACCTAGAGAATTTACTATTGGAATAACCTATAGAACTGATTCTTGAAGTAATTACTAGATGTAGTTACTTACAGTAATATACTTAAAGTATGATATTTTATCAGATTTGATTTCTTTTGTCAATAGGTAAATTCCATTGATCTTAGATTTATTTTTGTGTCCGATCAAGAGGCGATAGCCTCCTCACCCCCAGTTCCGTCCACCCCCCTAGGTTCCAAAGATGACGACATTTAGAACAACAGATGTCCTTGTGTACAACGAGGAGTTCAGTGCAGATATGTTTCAACCAAACTTTGGCGACATCAACGATGAGTACGCACTACGTAGATCAAGAGATGTGACATTTAGTGATCGTTCATACGGAGAAGAAGAAGGAGACCTCGTTTATGTCCGTAACTTGAGAACTGGTAACGAAGGGCGCGGGTTCTGGTGGAGACTTAAAGTCGGGTACACAAATACTCCATACGATCCTACTCAAGCTGGAGATACTGCAGATGACATCTGAAAGAATGTCGGATCTAACGAAGTTAGAGATATCTGAGGGTGACACTGTGAGACTAAAGTTCACCAAGAGAAACAAGATGGGATGGCTCCATAGGCTATACGGTCCTGATCTTGTGGTTGACACTATTGTAGGTTCCTTGGTTTATCTGAGGGGGATTCCACAACAACACAATGGGTGGTTACGTGACAGATTCGAGAAAGTTTAAATTTGGAGATCGTGTAGTCTACACTGGTGCATACAGTGAGTTCAATACTCTAAGTGCCATTGGTGAGACTGGTACAGTAAGTTCTATTAATGGCAATCAAGTGAATGTCGTCTGGGATAATATAAGACGGAATGAACTTTTTGGTTATTGGGGTGTGTACTCACAGAATATAGAACTTGAGTCTAAACCATACGACCCTACTCAAGCAGGGGATACCGATGATGATATTTAACTTCACGTAGCTCAACTGGATAGAGCCTCCGGTTTCTACCCGGATGGTTAGGGGTTCGAATCCCTTCGTGAAGGCCACTTTCCTTTCGTTTAATTGGTAAGACGCTGGTCTTTGGTACCAGAAATCCATGTTCGAACCGTGGCGGGAGAGCCAATATGCATTTAAAAGCTCATAGACCGTTCCTACGTCACTCAGGTATGCTCTAAATCGACCATACAAGGCTGTACAGAGCGTTTCTAGAGTTTTATGATACTAGACACCAGAAACAAGTGAATGCTTGTCAGCGAGGTTATATGAAAGAAAATTGGGATTATGTATCTTTTGAAAATTACTCGAAGGATATGCAAGAAAGCTCAGACAGGGCTTCAAATATAATCCGACAACAGAGAGGGGAGATTGATAGGTTAAATGAGCTCATAGCTGGTTTGGTTTATAGTAATCCCAATCATGAAATCCTAATTCCAACTTCAAATCTCGACATAAACGATCTCAAATTAACTGTAAGTTACGATCCATGTGAAATGAGATACATCTACAAGGCAAATAGGAGATAACATGCCTGTAATTCATTCTAGCGTAAGTACTGTATGCACTGCAACTCATCTGACCAACTGGTCCCTTCCAGGATTTGATAGTGATGATGAGAAAGTCTTGGTGAATGCCAAGCTCAATGAGGTAGACCATCTGATGAAGGCAGGGTTCAAGAGGGACTTTGCCATGATGGAAGTTATCGTCACAGAAACTCAGAGATCAAAGTACAAGCTGGATGAGTTCCTTCCGAAGATCGGATTTGAATTCACTCGTACATTCCCCAAGAGTGACGCAAAGAGCACTCAGCGTCACCAGGAAACAGGTGATCTTCACCTTTGGACCACCACTCCCAAGATCTATGAGAAAGCTCTAAAGGACTACCACAAGGAACTGACAGAACTCAAGGAGCGTATCGATCCTCCCAAGAAGCCTGATCCCAAGCGTCAGAAGTTCCCTGATCTCCTCTTGAGTGCCCTTCGTAAGGCAGAGATGGTTCAGAACAATACCTCTGTTAACAACCCCATCCATCAGGTTCTCACTGTCTCTGATGATGTACTCTATCGTCATCTCAAGATGAAGTACGGTATTGATATCAAGAAGTGGAATAACCTTGGTGATGCATGGACCAAGATCACCATCCGTCAGTTGAAGCAGTATCAGATGGACTGGAAGGCTGAACTCGTATGAGGACCTATCCTTGTTATCTCCGTTCCAAAGAAAGCGGCAACCTCTACTTCTTTGAAGGGAGAGGTTATGAATGTACTTTTATTGAAACTTCAAGGAATCATTCTCAATACCGCTCAGGTCAAAAGGTTGTTATTGGGTACACATCTGAGGATAAGTTCCTGTGGACAGAGGAATCTCCATATGATCCAACCCAAGTAGGGGACACAGAAGATGACATCTAGTAACAAGGGTAAGGTCTATGTCGTAGGTACAGACAGGAATGTCACCAGTATGTTCTTCGAGAGGGGCTATATGATCACCCATAGACAGTCAGATGCTGACATTCTTTGTTTCATTGGTGGTGCTGATATTGACCCCAATTTCTATGGACAAAAGAAGAACCCTGTCTTGAATATTAATACATCACCCACTTGTGATGCCAGAGATAGTCAGGCTTGGAAACAGAAGACCTCTAATCAATTGTCTGTAGGTATTTGCAGGGGTGGACAATTCCTTTCGAGTATGTCCGGTGGGAGTATGATCCAGCATGTTGTAGGTCATATGGGAGTCCATAAGGTCTATGATACTGTCTGGAACACAGAGGTACAAGTTGCCTCTTGTCATCATCAAATGATGGTTCCTGGTCCAGATGCAGAAATCTTTGCCTATACCGAGGATCATGCAAAAGAGGCTTGGGACGATCAAGGAAAGATTGAAGTACCCAAGGTAGAACCAGAGGTTATCTGGTACGACAAGACCAAGTGCCTGTGTTATCAAGGTCATCCTGAGTGGAACCCTCAGACAGGTACAGACTATTTCTTCAATCTCCTTGAGTTGGTTAAGGATTGTTAGATATGAAGTGGAATGTAGGTGAAGAGGTTGAAGTTGTAACCAAGAGGCATGGTGGAAGCCAATTCGGTCTGATTGGTACTGTAATGAAGAATGACGGCTCTAATTATGGGTCCGGACTAGATCATATAGTGGACTTTGGTGAGATGATCAGGGGTTGCCTAAGAATAAATTACTATTCGTACTCCGATCTCCAAACTACTGAGAAACCATATGACCCTACTCAGGTAGGGGATACTGATGACGATATCTGATCGTCTTGGATTTAACGAAGTTAGAGAGGATATTTAATTTGTGTGGACATCTAGGAATGATGGGTCCAGGTATTCAACGAGAAGACCTTGCGATCATTAAACAATTGGGTATTGTCTCTCAGCTAAGGGGACTTGATGGTTCTGGTATCTACCAGACAAGAACTACAAAGTACAATGCCTACTCTCCAAACTACGATCTCCTGTTCAAGACATACAGTCCATTCTCTAGCATTCTTGATGAGTCGTCTGGACATAATGGGAAGTACAAAGAACTCTTGAACTCTGTGATGGTCGATGTTGTCATTGGTCACGTAAGGGCTAGTACTCAGGGTGTAATCTCCGATCAGAATGCTCATCCTTTTGAGTTCGATAACATCGTAGGTGCTCACAATGGTACTCTTAAGGATGCTCAGTACCTCTCTCATCCAGTGAAGACAGATTCTGAATTAATGTTCAAGGATATCAGCAAGAGGGGTATTACTCCTGTTGTAGAAGCTCTGGATAGAGACTCTGCCTTTGCCATCGTTATGTACGATAAGATAGACAAGCATGTTTATTTTGTCCGGAACGAACTTAGGACACTGTGTTTTGCCTTCATCAAGGACAGAGCAGTCATGTATTGGGCGTCTGAACTGGTCATGCTTGAGTATATCCTGAAGAGAAATCACCAGGATTATAGGATTTTCTCTCTTCATGAGAATTATCTTATCAAAATCAACCCCAATGATATAACTCTAAACAATAATAAAAAAGAAGATCCTCTTGACATTCTGAAAGTCCATAAGAAACTCGTGCGTCCACTTCCCACCTCATACCAAAAAGCTAAGGATGAGATGGAACGCAGGAAGAAACTGGAGAAAGAGAAAGAAACCAAGAGTAACTGGACCCCTGATCAGTACTCCTTCGAGTTGAATAAGACAAAGGATAAAGGAGGTAAAGTACTCCAAGGAAATTTTCCACAGACCAAAATCAAGAGCAAACCATTCTCAGTGAAGAGTTGCTATACTCGTTGTGCCTGTGGCAAAACTACTTTGAATTTGTTGGAAACCAATCAGACCCATCGGGGAATTCATCCTAGGTATCGTTACGATAAGTCAGAGAAAAAGATCTATTGTGATGTATGTCCAGACAACAAGATCGAGTGCAAAGAGGTGGTATGATGAAAAATCCTGCAAGTACGGAGAGGTTGGTTTTTAATGTCGGTGACGAAGTTGAATTTGTGGGGCGGGTGGGTGATCTCGGCTCTCAGTTTGAGGGTTCTGTTGGGACTATAATTAACCCCTCTGATCCAGCTTGGAAATCTCATTTAGTGTGTTGTGTTAGATTTCATTCTGGTTCATTAGCTGGAAGAGTATCTACTGGACGACAAGGAGGGTACTGTGTGTATTCAAGACACCTAGCACTAGCATCTAAACCCTATGATCCAACCCAAGCTGGAGACCAAGACGATGACATTTAATGTAGGTGATCGTATAGAGTATTTTAGAGGGAACTCCTTAGCCAATGAGAGGTTCTTTGGGCTAACTGGGACTATCGTGGGAAAAATGTCGTACGGAATGGTGGCCATCCGGTGGGATCACTATTGTCTAGAAAATATGTATGCAGATACGAGATGTGTCTGGTCAGTCCATAATATAAAACCACTTATGAACGATTATGATCCTACTCAGGTAGGTGATACTGAGGATGATATCTAAATGACGACAATTAAAATTGGATGTGACCCAGAGTCATTCATTGTAGATGGCAAGGGTGATTTTATTCCAGCCATTGGTATTATTCCTGGAGATAAGGAAAATCCATACCCTGTGGATGGTGGTGCAGTTCAAGTCGATGGATTGGCAGTAGAGTTTAATATTCACCCTGCCGAGACGGCAGATCAGTTTGTTGGGAATATCAAGAAGGTTCTCTACCAGATTGATGAGATGATACACTCCTTTGATAAGGACTTTTCCATCAGGCATACACCGGTAGCTACATTCCGTCAGACCATCTGGAATATGGCACCAGAACAAAGCAAGATCCTCGGGTGCGACCCAGATTATAATGTCAAGGGGGATATCAACGAGAACCCTACAATGAGACTGGAAAATAGTACCATCCGTACTGCTGCCGGTCATATCCACATTGGTTGGCTTGATGAACTCCTTGAAGACCCAATGCAGGGAGATCATTTTGAGACGTGCTTGGACATTGCCAATGGTTTCTTCCACGGTCATCTATCCACCTTCATTCCTAGTACACAGGAAGAAGAAGAGCGGATGAAATACTACGGTCACAATGGTTCTTTCCGTCCCAAGAAGTATGGTATTGAACTCCGTGCACCAAGCAACCTTTGGGTTAGAACCGAAGAAACTCAGAAGCTTATCTTCAATCAGACAAGGAAGAAGTTCCATGAGCTTACAGGACTATAGGGAGTGTAATCATGTTACCGGCCTTTAAAGTTGGTGATGAAGTTGAGTACAGACACCCACATATGGAAGTAAAAGATTTGGATGGTTCTTTTGGATATATAGTGGCTGTATTTCCCAGAAGATTTCAGGACCCACCTGAAGAAGTTCATCATTATCATGTTAATTGGGAATCTGGTCCTGCTGTATTTCAAAAAATATATACTAGTAACACTCGATGGGGAGAGCCTGTACTACATCTGTCAAGTAATACATATGATCCCACTCAAATGGGTGATACTGATGAAGACATCTGAAAGAATGTTCTAGAGGGTAAGATGAAACAACGTTGGAAAGGTGATGATGTTAAGGCTCGTCTCCATGGGACCATCATCAGATATAAGAGCCATCCGTACCTCTGTGGAGTAGACGGACATAGCATTAATCTAATCGATCTCCAGACTGGTAGTACAGTTGGTACTGTGGACAGTGACGATGATCTCCTTGATGTATCTAGTGTACCTCTTGGCTATGTGAATATTGTCCACCCTGATTACAAACTTTGTGTTTATCTCAAGCGTGACCCTCTTCGTAGGTTCAAGCAGGGTGTAGAAGTAGATATCCTCACTCAGAAGATCCTAAGGGATGGTTGGAGTCCTATCAGCAGGGATATTATTCGTTCCAAGTCTCTTGTTGACACAATTCTTGGACGGTTCCCTTCATACAAGGAGGCTCTGGATTTCATTACGAAGAAGGGTTTCCATTCTGTGGCTTTGAGTAGAGACATTGCTCTTAAACGGGAGGGTGAACTCCTTAAAGTATATCTCAAAGAGTCTGAAGTTGGGTACATTCGACTTGGTACTGACAGGGTGATTGTCCCCAAGACAGACCAGAGCTACTATCACATTCTACTTCTAGAAGATCTCCATGGTTGGGAAGTAATCGAGGGTTCAAAATGAGAAAAGAAGTAGTTCCAGGAATTTATGATGGTGATGAGCTAGAGTTTGTAGGTAATGCTCCTAGCTGGATTAAGGACAGTCCCATTAGGGCATTCTACTCAGAACTGTACACACAGATGAGGTCACATTACATTACTATACGAATCGGCGGAATGAGTTACAATCCCGATGATTGTCATTCATACTCTGCTAAAGATCTTAGACTTAAAGAACAACCATATGATCCGACACAAGCAGGGGATACCGATGAGGATATTTAACCCCCGTAGGAGGGTCTTCATTGAATCTAACGGAGTTAGAGAGGGTGACATATGATTGAAGTTGGTGATTATGTAGAATACTGCTTTGAGGGGTATGGGAACGAGCGTTATCATGGAAGTATAGGAAGAGTTCTAGAAGTTAGAAATTACTACGGATACAGTGAATACCAATGTGCAGTATTTTGGGAAAGTGGTCTACTTTCTGAACACGAAAGTTATAAAACCCCAAGACTATTCTGGGACAGAACCATCAAGAAGGCCTGCGTTAATAGAGATTACGACCCCACACAGATGGGTGACACTGAGGACGACATTTAAGGATTTAAAATGAATCAGATTGTAAATGTTTATGATATTCTAAAGGCTCAGACCAAGTTCTCTGGTGATCGTCATCATGGTGAATTTGGTGTGGAGATCGAGACTGAGACAGAGAAGTCTTATGAATACCCCAAGATGAAATTCTGGAACACAACCAAGGATAATTCCTTGCGTGATTGGGGTGTGGAATATGTTCTCAAGGCTCCCATGAACCTTCCTGAATTTGAGAAAGCTCTTGAAGAATTCTCCATTTGTGAGAAGAAATACAAGTTTAGGAATGGATCTATCTCTACCAGTGTCCATGTCCATATTAATTTTCAGAATGATACCTTCTTGACATTGGCAAACTTCTGTACTGCCTATGCATTGGTAGAGAATCTTCTGATCAAATACTCTGGACCAGACCGGTTGAGTAATCTTTTCTGTCTTCCGATGTGTGATGCAGAGGGTGTTGTCTCCAATATTGTTAACCTATTGTCATTTGTCAACAGGAATATGTATGCCAAGGTTCCTGGATCAGTGTCAGTAGACAGGTGTAAGTATGGTGCACTCAATCCAGCACCTATTACCACACTAGGAACTCTCGAAGTTAGATGTTTCAGGGGTGAGACAGACTCCAAAATCATCCAACGATGGGTAGAAATCATCAAGAAACTGAAGGATTTTTCTCGTAGGGAGGGCTTGACACCACCAGATATCCTCAAACTCTGGAAGGAAAACAAGGCTACCATCGTCGATATCATCTTCCAAGAGTATGCAAGTGACCTTAAGTATAAGGAAACTGATGAACTGATTCGTAAGAATTTGAAGTATGCAGCAGATATTGCTTGTGTTTCCAAGACTTGGGATAAATTCGGTATCCTTAAGATCAAACCTGTCTATAAGGAAGTGGCTAAGGACAAGTTGGACAGGATCTCCAATGATATGTTCCAGAGGCTCTACGATTCCCTCAACTACCATGAGCGTATTGCAGTGGCAGAGAAGTATCAAGCAATGAACCCTACAACAAGAATCGTGGATCTAAATGACGATATCTAGTATCGTTGGATTTAACGAAGTTAAAGGATGATATCTAAATGACAATTACAGCAATCTTTGCTTATGCAAACTACTCTGAAGGTGCTAATGAGCTAAAGACAGCTCTTGGTGTCCCTAAGATCAAGCACACAGGTTCCAAGTTTAAAGCAGCTCCCACCAAAACTATTCTTAACTGGGGGGCTACGACAGATAGGTTCCCTGAAGAATACAATAGATGCAATGTCATCAATAAGCCTCAGAATGTCGATCTTGCAGTAGATAAGAAGAAGGCATTCCGTAAATTCAGAGAACATGGAGTATCTATTCCTGAGTTCACAGAGGACAAGGAAACTGCTACCCAATGGCTTGAAGCAGGGCAGATGGTCTTTGCTCGTACTAGACTCCATGATCATAGCGGTCGCGGTATCGTCATCATGGACCCTGAATTTCCTGATACTTGGGAAGTAACGGCAGAACTGTTCGTCAAATACGTTCCCAAGAAAGATGAATACCGCATCCATGTTCTCAATGGACAGATCATCGACATTCAGCGTAAGGGTCTTCGTGCAGAGTTGAGAGGTTCTGAGGGTATCAACTATAAGATCAGAAATCTTTCTAACGGTTTCATCTATGTCCGTAACGATAGTAATGAGACCCCCCTGATCTCTTCTGCATCAGTCCCTCAGATTGTCAAGGATGTGGGTATTGCAGGTGTTCAGGCACTGGGTCTTGACTTTGGTGCTGCCGATGTAATCTACAATGAGAAATCTCGTAGAGCATATATCCTTGAGGTCAACAGCGCGCCGGGCCTAAGTGGCTCTACTGTAACCAACTATGCAGAGGCATTTGGACGGCTATGAGAATCCAAGATTATCCATTTGAACCTATTACTAAAGATACTGTACTATCTGTAGGTGATATCTTTTATGAAAATAATTATCAGTATTATATTACTTACATTGATGACACAACTTTCAGATACATAGCCAGTAGTTTTATTCATGATTGGACTGGTAAAGAAAGTACTAGTCAATTGAGTTCCATTACAAACTCTAATGGATACTTCAAGAAAGTAATCTTTGAAAGACCCTATGATCCCACCCAAGCGGGTGACACAGACGACGATATCTAATTAAGGAATTAATAACAGTGTGTGTGATTCTCCATCTATCTGCTGGTGCTACTATCAACAAGCGTCAACTCTATAACGCTGTACATAACAATTGGCATGGCTTTGGTCTAGTTCTTAAGGACCAGAATAATCGTATCCAACTCACCAAGGGCTTCAGGGAAAACGGTACTGACCCTGAAGAGATCTGGAAGCTTCTGGAAGATAACAAAGATATCGAACGGTATCTTCATGTCCGTCATTCCACTCGTGGTGCACCAGATGATACCAACGTTCAGCCCTTTGAAGTTTACAATTCCAATGAACGTCAGATCTTCTTCATGCACAATGGCACCCTATCCTCATTTGGAGGGGCGTGGAACAACGATCAGGGAAAGAGTGATACACTAGAGTTCTGCGAGAAGATTCTCTCCCCCGCCCTTCTACGTTGGTCTGGTGCCAATGGTAAAGCTGACTATACCGATGAAGAATTCTTTCGTCTGGTAATGGAAAAGCAGTGGTCATCTGGCTCCACTGGTCTGTTCGTTTCCAACGATCTTGAACCCAGACGTATTGGTGCTGGATGGTCAGAATACAAACACCCAGATGACACCAGTAGTGGTACTGTCTGGACTTCCAATACTTCCTATTTCGATAGGGTTCAGCGTGGGCCTGAATTTCAAAGGTTGGAAGCAATCAAGAAAGCAGAGGAAGAGAAGAAAAAGGAGGAGATGAACTCCTTAGTCCCTTTCGACCAGACGAATGCGAAAACCAGATCGAGTATTATGCAAGAATGGGGTGGGGGTCCGAATGGGCATACTACAACTACTGAAGTCCTGAAGTTTAATGCCAGCAATCTTGCCAAGTCTCCAAAAGTCCTTAAGGCTCTCTCTGATATTGTTAACACTTGGGACTTTGAAAATCCTGAAGACCTCCAGAAGCTCCGTTTTGTTGCATATGATGAATGGATCAACTTCATTGACAGTGAAGGAGAGTGGGCTGTAGCTGCATTCATTGAGCATCTTACTCACCATTATCATGACATGTTCTTCAAGAATCTTGCTCTTATCGAGATGGTAAAGAAAGCAGAAACAAAGCAGAGGAAGGCAGAACAGCATATTTCCAACCTAAAGCAAATCACTTTGGAAAAGAATCCTGTAGGTAAAAATGAAGCTGCGTAGTGCAAGAAACTCGTATGATATCATCGGTACATCTGCCAAGAATACTCCAGACTGGATGGACCTAAAGAAATCTGCATATGATGAATTCCTTGTCTTTGTAGTTGGTAACACTCGTAGGTATAGATCCAGGTCTGCCCTTATGGAGGGTGCCAACTATTATGGTGAGGGTGTAACATTCGATGATAATTATATTATGAAGAGATCAATGACAGCGGCTGGAAATAAAAACCCGGAACCACTGTTGTTCACATTTGATAAGGTTAAGAATTGGAATGATTTTAAACCCATCTTCCGTAGAGAACATTTAAAGCATATCGAAGGTGATGTATACGGTATCCCACTCCGAAAGCTTGCTCAACTCGATCAATATGAAGGTAATGGAGATTTCATCACCAGAATTTCCAGATGGGTAAAACTCCTTCATCCCAAACAAGAAGGTACTACTGTTAAAGCATGGATGTGGGTAGTGGACACTGATGCTTGGATGGAATGTTATTCGGGTGGAAATGAACTCAATCTTTGTAACACTATTAATCATATGGTAGGTCCAGAAAAGGAGTCCTTCAATGCCTACTACTTTGCATAAATATGACGGTGATGATTACGAATATGTAAGCACCAAAGATATTCTTGTTGGTGATATTGTTATTCACAAATCTTGGTTAGCAAATGCAGGGTCTAAGATAACGTATGAGATTGTCTATAATAATCCACAAGAAGAGAGGATCTACGGTATTGATCCTAGATGGGATAGCAGATCAAGAAACTCTGACTATAGATGGAATTACAGTAGTAACTTCGGATACACTGGGTGGCTACGTAAAGTAACTGAGTATCCTTACGACCCAACACAAATGGGAGATCAAGAAGATGATATTTAAAGATCTGGTACTTTCTGAATTTAAATCTTGGGATGAGATCCTTCTTGGAGATAAACTTGTCTGGTGTAGAGATGGTAAAGTTTTGTATGATTACTTAGTGTCTTTTGAAAGATTAACAGACTATGAGATGTTTGGTTCTAATGAAATAGGAGACCCAGACGATGATGATGACTATGATAGTGAAGGAGACGGATGGAGTAGAGACATTTATCCGACAAAAAGTTATTCCATGATTTGTGGTTGGATGAAGGTGGTGGAAGAAGTTCCATATGATCCCACACAAATGGGAGATCAAGAAGATGATATTTAATCTAGGTGATGTAGTAGAGTATACCAATAAGAAGTATAAGGCAGATATGATTGGGTATATCATTGCCTATGAGGGTTCCTATGTTTGTGTAGAGACTCTCAGTGGTGATAGTGGGTGTACACAAGAAAAGTCTTGGTTCTGGAAGAATGAACAGAGTGATTATCTTTCTGACAGATTTGAGCAACTGGGTTTTGCAAGTGGGTATACTTCGAAGAGTGATAAATGCCAATGGATTCCTAAGAGGTCTCGTAACCTCAAGCAAGCAATAAGAGAATACGATCCTACACAAGCAGGGGATACCGATGAGGACATTTAAGATCATCGACTATTTTGCTAACTTGTTCTATGGAAAGATATATAAAAAGAAATTTAATATTGGAGACCGAGTTAGATACAAGCCAACAAAAGCATTCTGGCAAAACCTTACTATCATAAAGTATGACTTCTGTTATAATGGTAAATGGTGGATTGTAGCCGAAGATACGGATGACCCAAGTTATAGAAAGATACCTGTTGAGGAACACAGTCTGGAACTTGTCTGTGTAGAACATCCTTATGATCCCACTCAGATGGGTGATACAGATGAAGACATTTAACCTCCTATGGAGGGTCTTCATTGGAATTTAGCTACGCTAAAAAGAGGATGATATTTGACTTGAATAATAACAAAAGGTATAATTAAAATATGACAAAAGATAAACTCAAGGAACTTCAAGAACTATCTCGTACAGTAAATCGTAGTGGTACGAACAGGTGCAGCCTGTGTAATTGTGTATCAAATGAGAGTATCGAAACAGAGATTGGTGATTACCGTCATCACATGAGTTTCACACAAGATCCAAAGTTTAATGACTCTGTTATCTGTATTACATGCGCAGAGGTTATCGAAGATCAACGACAAGACTATGAATATCTAGATCTAAACGACGATTACGATTTTGATAATTAAGGAATATCATGGAGTATAGACGTGACGATAGAATATACGATTCAGAAACTGGAAAATTTCACTGGGCTTTAGACATTCAAAATAAGATCGGAAGAAAAACCCCAGGAAAAGAAATCGGCAGCAATAACGGTAGGGGTTATATTCAGATTACTTATAACGATCATATGGTTATGGCAGGTAGATTAGCTTGGTTTTTTGTACACGGAGAATGGCCTAAAGGTCAAATTGACCACATTAATCGTGATAGATCAGATAATAGATTAGAAAACCTTAGAGTAGTAACACAAAGAGTTAATGCTCATAATAGAGCTAATAATCAAAAAATCCCGGGCGTTAGAAGATCAAGATCTGGTAAAAGATACATTGCCAGGATAGTTATCAATAAAAAAGAAAAGCATTTGGGCTCCTTTTCTACAGAAGAGGAAGCAGCTGCTGCCTATCAAAAAGCATTTGATGAGGTACATAGATTTGAGCAAGTGGATTAAAACAGGACAGCCATGTTTATGTGGCAAATCGTCTGATGCCATGGCTACCGACTCAAATGGTAATTCATTTTGCTTCGGTCAATGTGGCGGTAAGTTTTTTAGAAATAGTAAAGAAGAGGAAATGGACACTTCTAAGTATTCATTTGAATTTTACGAACATCGCGGTTTGAGAAGGAGGACTCTAGAGAGGTTTAATGTTAAGACGAAGTTTTATGAGGGGACTCCTATTGAGACTGCGTTTTATTATGAAAACGGTGCAATCAAGATCAGGAGTCTTACCGACAAGAAATTCAGATCTCATGGTGAACTCTCTCAGACACACCTGTTCGGAAAGAATGTATTTGACAAGGGTAGTAAGAGAGTAATCACTATCACTGAGGGAGAGTATGATGCACTGTCAGCCTCTCAGATGATTGGAGAAGAGACAGCAGTAGTTTCTGTCAGAAGTGGAACATCGGCTAAGGCAGATTGTACTGCTGAATATGAATACATTAATTCCTTTGATAAGATTGTTATTAACTTTGATAATGATGAAGTAGGACAGATTGCAGCTAAGAAGGTTGCCAGTCTCTTTGACTTCCGAAAGGTTTATAATCTATGTCTGACACTACATAAGGATGCCAATGCCTATCTTGAACATGATCTCCAAAAGGAATACTCAGAAGCTTGGCGGGGTGTTAAACGATACACTCCTGATAATCTTCTTTCGACGATGCGAGAGTTCGAAGAGGCTCTGAAATCTAAGAGGGAAGAGAAGCTTGCCGATTATCCATTTGAACAACTCCAGCGTATGCTCTTTGGTTTCCATAGGGGTGAGGTTGTAGTTGTCAAGGCACAAGAGGGTGTCGGTAAGTCAGAATTCTTTAGGGCTATTGAAAACCATGTCCTGAAAACTACCAAACATCCTATTGGTCTTATTCACCTTGAGGAAGATAACGGTACAACCCTCAGAGCTATGGCTGGATACTTCTCAGAACAGCCAGTACTTCATCCAGAACAAGAGTATGAAGATGAAGATATTCTCAAGATCCTCAAAGACATTGTAGGTGAACAGGAAAACAGGTTTGTACTTCATAGTTCTTTCGATGTAGAAGATGAGGATGCATTCCTAGATAATGTTCGCTTCATGGTGGCTGCCTGTTCAGCACAGTTGATCTTCTTTGATCACATCTCTTGGTTGGCTACAGGAGCAACTGACAAGGGGGACGATGAACGTAAGAGACTTGATCGTATCTCTCAGAGACTTAAGCTCCTGGCTAAGGAACTTGGTTTCTGTCTAGTAATGATCTCACATGTTAATGATGACGGACTCACCAGAGGCTCTAGGAACATCAGCAAGGTGGCAAACACTGTTATCTACCTGACAAGAGACAAAACCTCTACAGACCCCGTAGAAAGGCTAAAGACACACATTCTAGTGGAGAAGGCTCGACTGATTGGATCAAAGGAAGGTCCAGCTGGTTATGCCATATACGATGAAGAGAAGCTTATGCTTACAGATCCGGCAACAAAAGGATTGGAGTTTATAGAATGAGTACGAAGTTTTATGCATTTGGTATCTACGATGATGAATTGGTAAACTTCATTTTGAAAGAGCTTGCCTTTATCAGAACTTGCGATGATGGCGGAGGAATTGCCTTTGCTTATCAAAACATTCTAGATGCCCTTCATTGTGCTACTGATAATGTAGTGGATGGTATCCCGTCATTTGTAGATGAGAATGGTGGAGTGTAGAATGAGAACAGGTGATAAAGTAATCCTGATCACAGGAGCAATCGTTATTATTCTATTGTTGTGCAGTAGTTGTAGAGTGACAACAGAGAGGTACTCTTGGGACAAGAATCCTAACCTAATGAGGGACCTCACTAGTGCAATCGATCAGGAAAAAGCAGATGATTATCCGTAAATGGTATACACCTGTTTATCGGTATGCATCCTATGAGCCTTATGATGGTACTAAACCAGATGTGAGTGAATCCTATATTGAACACACTGAAGATATCACTACATATACGGATAAGTACCGTCCTGAATTAGATTTGGAAATATACACATATAGACAAAATGATAAGATAGTTGAACAGCTCAAAACTTACTATCCAAAAGGTGATAAGAAAATCATTTTGTTTAGAGAAAAAGTCAGAGAAGAGGATTATATTAAGTAAGCCTATTGACACACCTTTTGAAAAAAGTTATAATTAAACATACAGAAAGAGAAAGAAAGATATTGGACAATAGTGAACTACAAAAGTTGAAAGAAATTTATCTGGAAACCAATAAGATTAAACGAATTGGTAAGCCACCTAAGAGAGACACTTTCCAAACTAACGATATCCTAACTATCTACAACTATGGAAACGATGAAAAGGTACTATAATGTGGTATGATTATGTTTCTGCATACATCTGCATTGGTTTTATTATCTGCCTTCTGAACTTTATGTATAGAGTTTATTCCAATCAAGTGTTTAGTCCCTCTGTTGAACGTTTGATCTTTGGTATTTCCCTATGGCCTATTGTTGCCATCTATCTGGTCTTTGATGTTAGTATGAGTGTCCTAGATTTTATTGGGGATAGTGATATCTGGATCAAGAAAAAGGATAGGGATGAATAGGAAGAAAAAGATTTGGGTTATAGATTCGGAGGCAGATGGACTAAATCCTACTAAAATTTATTGTCTAGGTATGTCAGACCCACAATCTGATAAAGTTTTTGTTACTTCCAATTACGATAATATGCGGAAGGCATTGACAGAAGCAGATGTTCTTATAGCACATAACGCTGTCAGATTTGACAAACCAGTATTTGAACGTATTCTCGGAATTAAAATTACAGCTAAGATTGTAGATACTCTTGCATTATCTTGGTATCTATATCCAAAGAGACTTAAACATGGACTTGAATCTCACGGTCTTGATCTCGGAATTGAGAAACCTTTTATTGCAGACTGGTTTAATCAGACACAGGAAGAATATGAACACAGAGTTGAAGAAGACGTAAAGATCAATGTCGCTCTCTGGCGAAACATGTATAGATACCTCTTCGATATCTATGGGTCAGACAAAGAGATCTGGAGACTTCTGGATTATCTTTCCTTCAAGATGCATACAGCTATGCTCCAGGAAAAGAGTCGTTGGAAGCTAGACATTGAGTTCACTCAGAAGAGTCTGGAAGAATTATCCAAGATACAGGAGGAAAAGAAAGAAGCCCTCATAAAGGCTATGCCAGAGGTTCCATTCTATTCCTATAAGACAAAGCCAAAACGATTCATTAATGCCAATGGTGATTATTCCAAACTAGGGATGGAATGGATTAAACTCCTATCTGAGAGGGGTCTTCCACTTGACTATGATGGTGAAGTAGAGATTCTCAAGGGTAAGGAGACAGGTAATCCGAGTTCTCCAGAACAACTTAAAGAGTGGTTGTATTCTTTAGGGTGGGTTCCTAGGACATTCAAGGAAAAGAAGGATAAAGAAACTGGTGATATCAGACAGATCCCTCAGATCAATTTAGAGTTAGGTAAAGGCATTTGTGAGTCAATTAAGGAGTTGTACTCTAAAGAGCCGAATCTGGAACTTTTAGAAGGTCTTTCTGTCCTCCAACACCGTATTGGTATTCTCAAGGGATTTCTAAGAGATCAAGAAGACGGATGGGTTAAAGCTCGTATTTCTGGATTTACTAACACACTAAGAGTAAAACATACAGAGGTAGTCAATCTCCCTAAACCCGAAAAACTTTATGCTGCACCGATTAGAGGTGCATTGATCGCTGATGAAGGATTCGAACTTTGTGGTTCTGATATGAAGAGCTTGGAAGATCGAATTAAAATGCATTATATCTACCCACTAGATCCTAAATACGTAGAGTCCATGAGTACAGATGATTGGGACCCCCATCTTGAGATCGGTAAATTGGCAGGAATGTTAACACAGAAGCAAGTAGATGGATATAAATCAGGAGAAGATAAATCTTGTAAACCAACGAGAGATATCGCAAAAAATTGTGGATACGCCTGTCAGTATGGTGCTGGTGTTGGAAGACTCATGGTAACTGGTGGCATTGATAGGACAGCTGCTCAAAAACTGTTTGATGCATACTGGAGACTTAATTGGAGTGTTAAGAAGGTTGCAGAAGATCAGATTGTTAAGACTATTAATGATCAAATGTGGTTGTACAATCCTGTTAGTAAACTTTGGTATTCACTCCGATATGATAAAGATCGATTCTCTACTCTAGTACAGGGAACGGCCTCTTACGTATTCGACTTGTGGATTAAATACGTACTTGAACAAAGAGAACAGATTACTTCAACATTCCATGACGAAGGCGTCTGGCATCTTAAAGAAGGTCACAGAGAAGAATTCACTCAGATAATTGAAAATGCTATTAAAAAAGTCAATGAAGAGGTCAAATTAAATAGAGAACTCGAAGTCGATATACAATATGGCAAGATCTACTCTCAGATTCATTAAAGGAAGAATAAATTGGATATCGTAGTTAAAGGTATCTTGGAGTATGTACAAAGCCTAGAAGGACACAAGAATTCAGTCCTTGCAGGTGGGGCAGTCAGAGATCAAATCTATGGTTTAGTTCCAAATGATTATGATATCTTTGTTCCTAGTAAGCATCCAAGAGATATCGAATATCTGATCCAGAGTGTTGGTAAGGAGTTTAATATCTCTGATGTTCTGTGCAAGACCAAGAGTTATGATACTCATCAGACAAGAGGTATCAGTAAGCATGAACAGAGGTTGACTAGCGTTTGGGAACTAGTTTTTGAAGGAAAGAAGATTGACCTCATTGGTCAGAGAGAAAATGACGATGAGGACTTCCCCTTTGAAGTAATTAAGTCTTTCGATTATGGCATCAATATGATCTACGATAATGGTAGCTATGTTGATTCTGAGGATGAGAACTTTAGGTACGATAGGGATTATCAATGTATGTCCCTCATTAATCTGCATGATATGTCTGCACTACCAAAGCTGATCAATAGATACCAGAAGTTTTCAAAAAGGTATAGGGATCTAACTGGTGGTGAATTCCGATTTAGGGCACCATGTCTACAGTTCACAGACAAGAAAGAAAAGAAACTAGATCATTACCTCACAGATTCTTACTCTTATGGCTCTGGAAGTACTGGAACTATCAGTAGATCAGTGAGTGCTAGACTAACAACTGCTTGGACTGAGGCTGCAACAACTGAAGAACCAGGTTGGGGTGCAGAAAGGGCTTTGGAAATAATCCAATCCATTCAAACAACTCGTAATCAACAGGCTGTAGATAACCCAACTATTGCAAATAGCATCTTCGATGATAATTTTTAAGAAAGGAATTTATATTGGCAACTAATTTTTATAAACTGCGTGGAACTCTAAAGTGGGCGAAGGTGTACGAACCCGACTCTTTCATGAACGCAGAAAACTACAAGATCGCCTTCTATCCGCTGGATGAAAAAGAGTGGGATAAGTTCAAGGCTACCGGTCTGGAACTCAAGATCAAAGATGATACCGATGGTGTGTCAGGTAAGTTCGTTACTTTCCGTCGTCCTACCAAGAAGTTGATCAAGGATGATCTTGTAATCTTTACTCCACCGGAAATTACTGGTCTTGTAAATGTTTCTTATGAAGATGAGAATGGTAATAAGATCCGTAGTTATAACAAGGCTGATAAGCTTAAGATCAAGCGAGTTGGAAATGTTGTAGAACTTGGTAATGGTACTGAGGCCATCGTTAACTTCTGTGTGTACGATACCGTAAAGGGTAAGGGTCATCGACTGGAAAGCATTCGGGTTCTTCAACTTGTGGAATTCGAACGTGAAGACTATGAACAAGAAAAAGAAACAGTAGTAGAAACCAAGATCGAAAAGAAGAAGTCTACCGTTTCTGAAGATCTTAATGACGACATCCCATTTGGTGATAAGGTGAAGGACTCCTTGCCTTGGTAATAGGAGAATAATATGTTTTCATATACAGAACATCTCGTAGAATACGATAATGACCTTCTCATGGTCTATGCCTCTGGACTCACAGAGGATGACTACTGGGAAGAGTATGAGACTTTCGAAGAGGTGGATAATCCTGAGAGCTTTGCAGAAGGGTATGCTGCACGACTTCGTAAGGATGGTGCATTTGTCACTGTTATCCCTGTTGATATTGAACAGGATGACTGATTGACAACACTGATTATCGATAGTGATATCCTTCAGTACAAAGCTGCATTCGATTGTGAAGTGGCTGAGGAAGACTCTGAAGGATATTGGACTTGGCGATGTAACTTTAATGATGTTGTCAAGAGATTTGATGAAAGAGTAAATTGGTATGTAGAATTCCTGAGTGCAGATGATTACATTCTTTGTGTCTCAGATGAGATGAACTATAGGAAGGATATTTACCCCAATTACAAGATCCTAAGACAGAGGAAAAAGAGACCTCTGGTACTCAAAGCATTCAGAAAATATCTAATAGAGGAACGGGGGGCCAAGTGCTTCCCGAACCTTGAGGGTGATGATCTCTGTGGAATCTATGCTACAGGGGACTATATCCAAGATGAAAAGATCATTATTTCTGAAGACAAAGATTTGAAAACGGTCCCAGGATATCTGTTCAAAGGTAACGAAGTCAAGTGGTACTCTGAAGAAGAAGCCAAGTACTGGCATTTCTATCAGACACTAGTTGGTGACCAAACCGATGGATACCCTGGGTGTAAAGGCATCGGACCTAAGAAGGCAGAGACACTCCTGAAAGAGAATCCTTCATGGGAAACAGTGGTTAAGTGTTTTATTGACAATGAGTTCACTGAGGAAGATGCATTAGTACAAGCTAGGTGTGCATATATCCTTCATGATAAAGACTTCAATCAAGAAACTAAGGAGATCAAACTATGGAGTCCAAACGATAGCTAAAAAGAAGAGAGAAATCCATAAGTATGGAAAGAGGGTGTTTAAGAACCCTAGTGAATATGAATGCTTTAAACATCTAGAAAGTATTCTCCCTAATGACCTAAGAGTAGAGTACGAGACAGAAACACTACCTTATATTACAGAGCATGTGTACCGTCCAGACTTTCCAATTAAATTCAGGAAATTGGATGGTACTCTTTGTTATCTGGAGTATAAGGGGAACGGAAGAGCCTTTGATATTGCAGCCAGACAGAAAATGATTGCAGTCAAAGAACAACACCCTGACATTACATTCTATCTTGTATTCCACTCAGATGGTAAAGTCGGACCTAGACGAAAGAACGGTACTTGCTTTAGGCAAAGCGACTGGGCGAGGAAGTATGGTTTCGAATTTTGCATAGGTTACCAAAATATCCCAAGTTCCTGGTTTGAATAGGAAACTAAAATGAACAGACTTTATAAGTGGCTTATCTTCAATTGTGTAACGACCTTCCTTTTGGGTTATATGATTGTTCGGTATGATTTCCTGAACTGGCTAATCCATAATGACCCAACTAGAATTTCTCTCGCTATTACCGGTGTATATGTTCTTAGTAGCGGTTACATTGGCTTGGGAGTTCTCTTCAACAAGGTCAAGGTTTCCGTTCTTGAGCATATCGCTAGTAGTGTTATGGGCCTTGGTCTTATTGGTACTATCCTAGCTACATTCTGGCTATTCAAGGAAGTCCATTCTGTAACTGATACCAAACAGATGATTACTATTGTCCTTAATGGTATTGGTACTGCTCAGATCACCACATTGTTCGGCCTTGGTGGGGCTTGGCTGTTGGATCAACAGAGAGCATTTTCACTAGGGGTGGACAATGACTGATAGGAATATCTGGGTTATCTCGGATTCCCATTTCAATCATTCTAATATCATCGAGTATTGTAACAGACCGTTTACCAAAACATCAGAGATGAATGAGTATATGGTGGATAAATGGAATTCTGTTGTAAAACCACAGGACAAAGTTTATCATCTTGGTGATGTATATATGGGTGGTGGATTTTCCAGAGAATATACCTCTCATCTGATTTCTAGACTTAATGGTCACAAGAGGTTGATTCTTGGTAATCACGATAACGGAAAGGATCAAATCCTCCAGAAATATTTCGATAAGATTGATGTTTGGAGGATGTTTCCTGAGTTCGGTTTGCTACTAACACATGTACCAGTGCATGAAAGTTCCCTTCAGAAGTCTGGAAGAAGTGGAAATCCAGATTTTGAACTAACTAATGTTCATGGGCATATCCACAACAGACCCTCACCAAACGGTCCGTACAAATGCGTGTGTGTAGAGCAGGTGGATTATACCCCAGTCAATATCGAGGAGCTTAGAGTCAAATGATCAAAGGTAAATTTCTACTTAGTTACCTTGACTTCTATGTCTACTATGTCTCGGTATTCATTGTCCTGTTTGCTCTTGCATTCGTTATGATGAATGAAGAGTCCAAGAAGGGTAACATCATTGATCCGGCACAGTACCTTGTAGAACTCACTTGGGAGAATAACTCCGATAGTGATATCGATCTGTGGGTTCAAGATCCTACAGGTGCAATTACTTACTTTGCACACAAGGATTCTCAGATTGTAACTCTAGACAGAGATGATCTGGGCATCAATAACACTGTAACTCTGGAAGACGGAAGTAAGGTTACAAACCCTCTTAGACGAGAGGTAGCCAGTATCAGACGTATTATTCCAGGTACATTCACTGTGAATATCATGTGCTATAACAATAGATCAGGTAATCCTGTGAAAGCTCATGTTACTGTCAGACGACTCAATCCTTATGTAGAGATCGCTGAGAAGTCTGTAGAAGTTACAGCAAATGGTGAAGAGGCAACCATTTTGAATTTTGATGTATCACAGGATGGTTCTGTAAGTAATACAAATGACACATATGTTCCTCTGTTCTCTGTGGTGAAACCATGATTACTACATATCTTACACTGTTAGGTCTTCTGGCAATCACTGCAATTCTATTGGTGAACAGGTGGGTACTTGCCATTGCACTTATCCCCTGTCTCTATCTTGGATACTGGTTCGTACAAGAAAAGATTCCTGATTACTTTGGATATGCAATACCTATTGAAGCTGTAGATATTCCAGAGGCCAGAGTTCTTAATGCATTCCAAGGTGACAAAATCTACGTATTGATTGTCATCAAGGGGCAAACTGAACCAAGACTTATCTCTCTTGAACCAACTGAACAGAATAAAAAGAACCTGAAAGAAATGTCGACCAAATTGAAGTCAGGTGCAGTTGTAGTTAAGAAGGGAAAGAAGTCTGATAAAGATGGTCCATCAGATAGTGAACAAGGATTTGATGGAGACACAGGAGATTTGAAACTAGTGCCTATTACAGAACAAACAATTATTCAGAAGGATGAAAGTTAATTGAGCAATACATACATCCTGATTCCAGACCAACATGCCGTCCCATATCACAACAACAATAGAGCTGATTGGCTTGCAGGATTGATTAATGATATCCGTCCCGACGTTGTAATCAATATGGGTGATGCAGCGGATTTGGAGTCATTGTCATCTTACGACAAAGGTAAGAGATCATTCCATGGGAAATCTTACCGTAAAGATCTTGATGCTCATCTTGAATTTCAAGAACGTCTTTGGGAACCTGTTAAGAAGACTAAGAAAAAACTTCCTTGGCGAGTAGTACTGGAAGGTAATCACGAACATAGAATTGAAAAAGCACTTGACCTTTCTCCGGAAATGACAGGTGTTATCGGATTTGATGATTTTGAATTTGATAAGTATTATGATGAAATAGTTCGTTATGATGGTGGCCTTCCTGGTATTTATAAGTCTGATGGTATTCTTTTCGCACACTTCTTCCCTACTGGTATCTCAGGTAGACCTATTGGGGGAGAGCGGCCTGCTCATATGTTGATTGCTAAGAATGGTATTTCATCTGTAGCAGCACATAGTCATACATTCGATTTTGCTACCAGACGTACAGTAGCAGATGGCTATCTAAACGGACTAGTAGTAGGTTGTTACCAAGATTTTATCAATCCTTGGGCAGGTCCAGTTGGTAAATTCTGGCAAGCAGGTGTGGCTGTTCTTCGGAACGTAGAGAATGGTCGATATGATCTACAATGGATTTCTATCGAGAGCATGCAAAAAGAATATGGAACAGCATAAAGTAAAGCATAAGTTTAAGAATTTTGAGAATGATCTGAAGGGGCCGTTTAAACTAAAAGAGGTGGACCCAAGGAAGCAAGAATATAAAAGAAAAAGAATTAAGGTTACAGAGGTGTACGAATATGAAGAAGAACAAGATTGAGGACTTCGTATCGTTGGCTCTAGAAGAAATTTCATTTGAGGATTTGCTTAGCAAGTTTGACCTAACCCCAGAGGAGGTCTTTTCAATTTTGTATGAGAATGGTTTCATCGATGAGGATATTCTAGAAAACGAAGTAGATTCAGTATATGAATAACATTAACGCATTCAATGCCAGATTTCCGATTGAGCTTGTGGCAGAGTGGGTTAAAGACAACGGAATAGAGGATGGTGCCATCACATCAACACAAGATGTTATCATCCATAATGTAGAGTTGGATATGATCAATGGGTATCTTATCATTGATGCTGTCCTAGAACAAAAGGTACTAAACTAATGAGACTTATCGTAGGTACTGTACTAGCACTTCTTCTTATTCTTGGTGTAGGTGTCTATAAGGCAAAGGCTGAAGTAGTTACCCCTGAAATCCAGAGGATTGTAGTTAAGGATGATCCTGGTGGTCGTCTAGATGAATACTATACTAGTCTGGTCAATCTCAAGAAGGCAGGTCTTGGAGTAAAGCTAGATGGTCTTTGTGCATCTGCATGTACTATGATTGTCAATACCGATCTGAATATTAATGTGTGTGTCACTCAGAATGCCTCTCTTGGTATTCATCACCCATTCATGATGTCTTCAGAGGGTGAAATCGGTTATAGTATTCCTGCTATCGTGAAATCTGGACAAGTCTGGTCTGAGGTGTTCTACAAGAAGTATCCAGATTGGCTCAGAAAGTTTATCGATGATAATAATGGTGCTCCTGATGTTTATCTTGGGGCTGCACCTTCTGATATGCTAAGAGTACCTTTTAATGAATTGTCAAAACATATGGCTGTGTGCCAGTAAAGGAGAATAATATGCTAGAGAAGATTATTTCAGTACTTACCAGTATCAAGAATTCAGGTCTATCTGTTACAGAACAGAAGAAGACAGAACTGATTATCATTGGTCTTCTGGTATTTGATATCGTATTCAAGTAAGGATAAAATCATATGGAAAAGATCAAGAATTTTCTCCTAGAGAAGACACCAATCTATAATTGGGCATTGGTGCTGGTCATTATTTCTACGACGATCCAAATATTTAAAGTATTTCTGTGATAATAAATAGACCCCTGAGTGGAAAGCTTGGGGGTTTTCTTTTTGAGGAGACATAATGGAAGTTACATTAATTGATTGTATGGGCGACGACATCACTGTCTGTAATGCAGCAAGGGTGTCTATGAATAAAGAGACAGATTGGGAATACAGCAGCGAATACTGTGAATCATGTAACGACTACCATGGCCCATACTTGAGTGACAAAGACAAGAAGCTGATTAAGTATCTGGCCAATCATGGACATTTCACACCGTTCACACATTGTATTGTCACTCTGAGGGAAACTGTCCCTATCTTTGTGGCTAGACAGCGCTTTAAACATCAAATTGGTTTCACATACAATGAAATTTCTCGTAGGTATGTAGATGATACTCCTGAATTCTTTACTCCTAAAGAGTGGAGAGGTAAACCTATCAATGTGAAGCAAGGTTCTTCAGATATAATTATTTCTCCGGAACAGTACGATCTTAATGGTATGTATGCTGAATTGATTGGTCATGCATCTACTCTATACAATGCCATGATTACATATGGAGTAGCCCCCGAACAAGCACGTATGGTTCTCCCTCAAAGTATGATGACTTCCTACTATGTAACTGGGAGTCTTTCAGCATTTGCCAGAGCGTTTAAATTGAGAGTCGACACCCATGCCCAAAAAGAAATCCAAGAAGTCGCAGTCGAATGGGACAGAATCATCAGACCTCTATTCCCCATCTCTTGGTCAGCCCTCGTTGACTGAAGAAGAAAGGGCCAGAGGGTTCTGTGAAGAATTAAAAAGATCAGATTTTAAGAAATTTTTGGATTTTATCAGAAATGATATCAAAGGATTATATGGTGGTTAATTGGTACGAAATCTTTGTGACTAGTGCATTCCGTTGCAAGTACTGTGAAGAGGCTAAAGAACTCCTCAAGTGCTACGGTATGGACTTTGTAGAAAGAGATATTGCCACAGATGAGAATGCCCTAGATGAATTCAAGGCACACGGGTTTACCAGGATACCTCAAGTATTTCGTGAGGGAGTCCATATTGGTGGGTGTGATAAACTCAAGGAACATCTGAGATTGAACCATAGCCCAAAGGCTAGAGAAGAAAAAGATATTGAAGGAAAGGTTAAGTTTTAATATGGGATTCCGTAAATACGAAGAGTTCGTTCGCACAATGCCCGACTTCGATGATGCTGCTCTGGGTCTTCCTGGTGAAGTAGGTGAAGTACTAGAGCTAGTCAAGAAGGATAGGCGTACTGGTGATTACCGACAGCCACTGGATCAAGAGAAGTTTACTGCTGAACTAGGAGATGTGCTTTTCTACTTGACTCGTCTGGCATATAAGAATGGTGTATCGATTAAAGATGTAGCCGATTATAATATTGCCAAACTGACAAAGAGACATGGGTGATGTTTAATATTCTAGTCTGTGGTGGAAGAGATTTTAATAATAAGAAACTCTTGTATGATGTACTACTAAACTATTGTTGGAAAAATGGATTTCATCATCCTAAAGATGCTATGACACCCGTCGGTATTTCAATCATTTCTGGAATGGCTAAGGGTGCAGATACACTAGGCTGGCTCTTCGCCAAAGACTACGGTCTAGATATTTTTTCTTTTCCAGCTGACTGGAAGCATCAAGGTAATTCTGCTGGTCCTATTCGTAATCAGAAAATGATTGATGAAACTCCGGGTGGTGTAGATCTTGTTATTGCATTCCCCACTAAAAACTCTCGTGGAACTTACGATATGATTAGACGAGCAGAGAAGGCTGGAATTAAAACAATTATTGTTAAGGAAGAAGAATGAGTACAAGAGTTCTAATCGAGAATGCCATTGTCCGTATCGACAAAGAGATTGAACGAGAACAGTATCAGATCAGAGAATGGCAGAGTGAGATCAATAGAAGTAACAAAGCCATCGAGAGCCTAGAAGAACTAAAGAAGGTTTATAGGAGCGACTTGGAGAGACTCAATGGATAAGTATAACGCAGCTTATATTAACACACTCTCAGAGGAACGAGATTATAAAGTTCTTTTCGAATGGGTAGTTCGATTGCATAAAGAGAATGTAGATCTACGCAGTCAGTTAGAGGAAGAAGATTATACATACATGTGGGATGAGGCTAAGAATGAATGGAATAATGGAACCTAATGAGCCAGTAGATCTTGATGAACTTGCTAGACTACACGTAGAGTATCAATCCTATTTGGATGATCTAGAAGAGTATGAAGAAGACGAAGATATTGAAGATAGTTATGAAGAGGAAGATGAGTGAATCTAGAAAATAATATTTTGAGTCAGATCGTTGTATTTAGTAAATATGCACGTTATGATAAATCGCTGAAGCGTCGTGAGTCTTGGGAAGAGATCTGTTGGCGTAATGCTGAAATGCACATGAAAAAGTATCCAGATATTAAGATGGATATCTATAATACGTATCTTAATTACGTGATCACAAAGAAGCTCCTACCATCTATGAGAAGTCTTCAGTTTGGGGGTAAAGCAATTGAACGTAATCCTGCTCGTATCTATAATTGCGCTTATCTTCCAGTTGAGCACCCGGATGCTTTTAGCGAGACTATGTTCCTTCTCTTGGGTGGTACAGGAGTTGGTTACTCTGTTCAGTACCGCCATGTTAATAAACTTCCTGTTGTATCTGGACCAAAAGAACGTACTAGACGTTATGTTATCGGAGATAGCATCGAAGGTTGGGCAGATGCTGTAAAGGTTCTGGTAGAATCGTATTTCTACAATAAGGCACAACCGATCTTTGATTATGGAGACATCAGAGATAAGGGTACAGAGCTAGTTACATCTGGTGGTAAAGCCCCAGGTCCAGATCCGCTTCGTGTATGTCTGGCTCAAGTAGAGTCTGTACTTAATGGTGCAGTAGGACGTAGACTAACCCCGTTAGAGGCTCATGATATCCAGTGCTTCTTGGCAGATGCAGTCCTTGCAGGTGGTATTAGACGGGCTGCCATGATTTCTTTGTTCTCTCCAGAGGATGAAGATATGATGACTTGTAAGAGTGGCAATTGGTGGGAACTTCACCCACAGCGTTCTCGTGCTAATAATTCTGTTACACTACTCAGAGGTTCTGTTTCTAAGGAAGAGTTTGATAAAATCTGGGAACGAGTTAAAGCATCTGGAGCTGGTGAACCAGGTATTTATTGGACGAACAATCTTGATTGGGGTACTAATCCGTTAATTTCACTGGCGGCCTAATAGAGTAATCTATTTTGAATAACTTTTCTAAAAACGGGGAACACCCCTCTGGGACAATCCCGTGCCAATCCGATATGGAAGGTGTAACGACTATGGATAAAAAACAACTAACTAAACTTATTTCATATTTTGCAATGGGTGATGGTGGCCTCTATCGTGTCAAAGAGGGTAACGCTCAGTTTATCATGAATATGAAAAAGGACAATTTGGATTACATTAAATGGGTAGCCGATACTTTGTCTAATGTAACTGGCGTTCATATGTATGATCGAAAAGATTATAATACAGATGGTTGCACAAGAGCACCTCAAGTACGTCTGGAATCAAATCGTCATCCGTTTCTGACTAAACTACGTGATCGTATCTATTGTGAAGATGGTCATAAAGGTTTGGACATGCATACGCTTAAGCTTCTTGATTGGGAAGCTATGGCAATTCTTTTTATGAGTGATGGTAGTTCTCATGAATATCTTCGCCCAGAAATCGGTATGAAAAATGCGTCTGTTAAGGTCACACTTAACATGAAACGTCTGTCAGAAGCAGAACAGTTGGTACTTAAACAAACTATTCGAGATAACCTCGGTGTAGAATTCAATATCAATAGACAGTATAAATATTTTTTCCTGACACTCAGGACGAAAGATGTAAATACTTTTATGGATGGTATCGAACCTTATGTAGTTGAAAGTTTTAAGTATAAGATTATCCGTATGAAAAGCTCTGAGAAATCAGATGGTGATATAGTCTGAACTCTATGGCAACATGGAGAGGTTAACAGAAATGATTAATCTTTATAACAAAATTGGTTGTGAAATCGGCCTTCGTCCATATCAATTCTGCAATCTGATCGATCTGAATGGTAGCGATATCGTAAGCCGTGAGGACTATCTTGATCGCTCTCGTAAGGGTGCATTCATTGCAACACTACAAGCAGGTTATACAGATTTCCATTACCTTCGTCCAATCTGGCAAACTACGACAGAAGAAGACGCGTTGATTGGTGTAGGTGTTACAGGTATTGCTGCAAATAAAATTAATCCAGAATGGCTCAAAGAGGCAGCCAGTGAAGTCCGGAAAGTTAACGAAGAAACTGCAAAGAAGATTGGCATCAATCCAGCTGCTAGAACCACAACTATTAAGCCCTCTGGTACAAGCTCTCTTGTTTTGGGTAGTTCTTCTGGGATCCATGCTTATCATAACGATTTCTATATCCGTCGTATTAGATACGGTAAGGATGAGGCAATCTGGAAGTATCTTTCTACAGTCTTGCCAGAACTCTGTGAAGATGAAAAGTTTCGACCCCAAACTCAAGGAGTACTCACAATACCTCAAAGATCTCCAATCGGATCTGTCGTACGCACAGAAACTCCGATTGAACTGCTTGAAAGAGTACGAACGTATAACATCGATTGGGTAGCCGAAGGTCATAATAGGGGTGATAACAAGAATAATGTCTCTTGTACCATTTCATTGAAAGATGACGAATGGGAGCCGGTGGGTCAATGGATGTGGGAAAACCGTGAACACTATAATGGTATTTCTGTCCTACCATATGATGGGGGAACTTATGTTCAGGCACCATTCGAAGATACTTCAGAAGCAACATATTTTAGAATGATTGAAATGCTTAAAGATATCGATTTGAAACAGATTATTGAAGAAGAGAACAATACGACATTGGTTGATGAATTGGCATGTGCTGCTGATGGTTGTGTCGTAGTATAATGAGACTCTTAATTGCTTGCGAGATGAGCGGCAGGGTTAGAGATGCATTTATCAGGAAGGGTCATGAGGCAATGTCTTGTGACCTCCTCGATACTCTAGTTCCTGGACCTCATTATAAAGGTAATATTTTTGATATTCTATACGATGGATGGGATATGATGATTGCTCATCCTCCGTGCACATATCTATCTGTATCTGGTCTTCATTGGAATAAGAAAAATCCTGATAGAGCACAGAAGACAGAAGAAGGTCTGGAGTTTGTACAAAGACTGATGGATGCACCAATAGATAAGATCTGTATTGAAAATCCTGTCTCTTGTATTTCATCGAGAATAAGGAAGCCAGATCAGATCATTCAACCGTATGAATTTGGAGAAGACGCATCTAAGAAGACATGCCTTTGGTTGAAGAATCTTCCACTACTTGTTGGTACAGAACGAGTTCCCGGTCGTGTGGTCAATGGTAAAGAACGTTGGAGTAATCAGACAGACTCAGGACAAAACAGATTAGGTCCATCAGAAGATAGAGCAGAAATAAGGAGTTTGACGTATATGAAAATTGCAGAAGCAATGGCAAACACTTGGGGCTAACATTTGTAAGACTGAACCATATAGATAATAAATCTAGAAAATTTAATCTATACAAATGTGATTGTGGTAATGAAAAAGTTCTTCAACAGGCATTAGTCAGATCTGGAAATACAAGATCGTGTGGTTGTCTAGCCAGACAAGTGAAGGCATCACAAAGAATTTCTGACAATCACTCTGAAGTGACAGCTGTTATTTTAGGATATAAAACACACGCACTAAAACGCGGATATCTGTGGGATTTAACAAGAGAAGATGTTGAAAATTTAATATTTAAGGATTGTTATTATTGTAAATCTCCACCTAGTAACACAAAGAGAACTAAGAACTCTCTAGGTGAAGGTCTCAAGTATAACGGTATCGATAGGACAGATAACTCACAGGGGTATCACAAAGATAATTGTGTACCTTGTTGTAAAATCTGTAATAGGGCAAAAGGAGATCTGACAATTTTTGAATTTAACAATTGGTTGAAAAATTTAGCGGAGCAGTGGGGATGAACGGACAAGTTCGTATTGCATTCATGGGTTCCTTCTTGGGTAATCAAGAGGCTCAAGATTATAGAGATGAATTCTTTGATTTCTTCGGACAGGATGTAGAAAATGGTAATCTTGTTCTCTTGGAAGACACCATTCGATTTATCAATCAGCATTGGGTAGTTCGTATCCTCGCAGAAAATGCACAGATGGAATTAGAACTTGAGTGACAATCCATATGATATCCAAGTTGGAGGCAGTCACTATAAGAACTTTGCAATTCAACCAGCAGAGTATATCAGGAAGAACAATCTAGGTTGGTTTGAAGCAAATGTAGTTAAGTATGTAACTAGACACAGATTTAAGAATAAGAGGCAGGATATCGAAAAGGCTATCCACATGCTTCAATGTATTCTTAAAGAGTATGATGATGGTGAACTAAAATGAAAGATAATTTTGAAGACTTTATCCAACTATATTCAGGAAGGGCATTTCACTTTGGTAATCCTCGCGAAGAGGAAGTCTACATTGAGGATATTGCACATGCTCTAAGTCTTTTATGTAGATTTGGTGGACACTGTAAGGAATTTTATAGTGTAGCAGATCATAGTATTCGATGTGCTGAAAATGTTCCACGAGAATTCAAACTTGAGGCACTTCTCCACGATGCTACTGAAGCTTACTTAGTCGATATGCCACGACCGATTAAGTACGCAATGAAAGAATATCGTATCATTGAAGATGGTATCGACAAAGTAATCCGAAAGAGATTCAATCTTCCAGAAGAAATGTCACCTGAAATCAAAGAAGTCGATGCGCGGATGCTTTCTACGGAACGAAGGGATCTAATGCAACCGTCTGAACTTGAATGGCATAAAATGTTAGAACCTATTGATCAAATCGTATATCCGAGATCTCCAAAAGAGTCTTACAACGATTTTATTAATCTCTTTTATGAACTAAGAATCTAAAACGCAAAAGGCCCCGAAGGGGACTTCTTCCATTGGATTTCTCCTTTGGTTGAGGTTCCTTTCGGGGCCTTTTTTTTATTTCTGAATGTTAAGTTTTTCCATTTCGGTTTTTAATGCAGGTTTGAAATCACCTGTACCGAACATGCCTGTATCATTACCTCTGGCACTACCATAAGCCTTCTCAGAGATGAGATTACTATTGGCTCTGGAGAAACCTCGACCGAAGTACTTATTAAGATACTTGGTAGTCTGATCATCCATAATACCATCAGCAATCTTCTTGGAGATCTCAGAGAACTGATCGGGATCTTCCATCATAGCATTCAAGAGTTGTGCCCTTTTAGCTCTAACCTGAGCGAGGCTTTCAACACCCATAGGAGTGGTGATCCTTCGGACCTTACTACCAGTTCTATTCAGAGGACCAAAGACAAGAGTCACAACAGACTGAAGTGCCTGTTCTGGATCTTCTGATCTGTTAATAGGACCAAGGACATCTCCATCCATTTTAGGAGTTTTCTTAGATAGATTGGTATAGACATCTCTGACTTCATCAAGGGTTTTAATGATCTCAGGCTTATCAGAGAAGATTTCTTTCATGTTGGCAAGATCATTCCCACCTTCATCAAAGATCTTATCTGCCTGGGTCTCAGAGATACGGAAACCACTCCTGACTTCACCATTAGGACCAGCAGAACCAATACCAAGAGAAGACCTACTCTGCACTCTATCACCCAGGTAATCTAGGTAAGTACCTTGCAAGGTCTCTCGGGCTTCTTTCTCCATACCAGCCTTTTGGGCTTCTTTCAGTATTCTCTGAACATTGGAGACAGAGTTCTTGTTCTTAAAGATACTCTTGAGTTCTGCACCTACTTCTGAAGGATTGAGAGCCTGACCATCACCCTTATAGATGAACCTACCGAGAATAGACGTTGAAGCTTCTTTACGAAGATCATCAGCCTGTCTCTTAATAGTCTCGTAGGCTTCAGTCTTGTTAAGGGAGATATTTTCCAATGTCTGCAATTTGGTTTCAAGCTGTCTTAGCTTACCTACCATAGGAGAATTTACTCCTTGCAGACCTTCGATAATACCCGAGATATTTGCCCTAAGTTGCCCCACACTTTGTTTGCTACCAGCACTGACAGAATTAGTCAGATTGGTAATAGCACGAGTAGCATAGTAATTGGCTAGATCGCCATCGATGTTCTGTCCACCAGTCTTGGCTGCCCTCTGGAGAGCCTCGCGAAGAGGTTTACCATTGACACCATCTAGCTGTTGGATATGATTTCCGAAGGTAATATCCCAATTGGTTTTACCCTGTCCTGGACCTTCACCTGGATCAAACTTCTCACCCTTAAGACGAGTTTCACCAGCCTTCTTAAGTCCTGCTGCCTCTGGCTCACCAAAAGTAGTCCTATACTTATTGTAGGCATCTTTGGCATTATCAACAAGTTTCTTGATACCTTCATCACCCTGTTGAGCAACGAAGTCAAGCTGTTCATTGTTGATGTTATCTCTCAGAGCATACAGAGAAGTAAGTCTACCAGAGTCACCAGAATTTAGAGATGCTCTAATCTGATCGTTAACTTCCTTACGAACATTGTTATAAATGTTACCAATGGATGGATCAGAGTTTACCTGTTCTGCCACCTTCTTGAAGAATGGATCTTCGGCCATACCAGTGTTTTTAACTGTCTCAAGGAATGAAACAGGATCACCCTCAGCACCAGTATCACTAATGGCTTTGTAGGCATTATCAGTATCAGTCTTAAGTTTCTTCAAGGATTGATAGGTCTTCTCAGACATCTTTCCGTGAACAAGATCATAGACCTGAGACTTGGAACCTAGTTCAGCATTAGCCTCTTCCATGAAGAGTTTGAACTCTGGATCATCAGAGATGCCTCTTTCAGAAGCAGCCTTAGCATCTTCCATCTCTTTACGTGCAGTGTCTTCCATCATGTCTGCACCAGCAGTACGATCTAGTTGACGTTGTTCTGCCATTTGCCCAAGTTTACCCTGAGCCTGTTGAAGATTACCACCGGCTGCTGCATTAGAACCTTCATCGAAGAGATCCTTGATCTTAGTTGCTGCAATAGCATTAGGATCATTAGAGGCAATAGCAGTTCTGATTTCAAACAGAGTCCTAGAGCTTTCATGTGCTCTATCAGCCACCCACTCATTGAATTCCTTCGTACCCATACTATCCTTGAGATTAGCATAGGCTGTACGATAGTAGTCCTGAGCAGCATCAGCAAAAGCAGATGGAGAGTCTAGTTTGATCTCTTTTCCTGCACCAGAAAGCTGGAAGTTCTTTACACCATTTCTCTGGATAGAGTCAGCAAGAGCTTTAATCTTGAATGCTGCATCTTCTGGAGCAAGAGTCGTAATGTTTGGGTCAATAGTGGTAAGAAGCTTTAGGCCAGCATTCTTATCTGACATCTTAAGCACCTTACCGGGTTCAAGGCCATAGATGTTAACGTTACGAAGACCACCAATAGTCGGGCTAACAACCTTGTCTTTGATGACATTATACATCTTACCGAAAGTACCAAGAGTACCAGCAATAACTGGACTATCGAACATGACAGAATAGTCATCTGCACGTTCTCTGGATACACCAAAGTTCCTCTGGATCCACTCCGGATTTACTAGACCTTGTGAGTCGTTAGGGGCTACAATTGCATCTGCCAGACCCATCTTACCAGTGTTAACACCAAAGGATAGACCAACAAGCATATTACGAGTAATACCATTAGCAGCCAGTCTAGCTTTAGCAGCAGAACCAGTAGCCTTCAGAGTAGTTTCATATGTGCTTTTAATCGCCTGTATAGCCTCAGGAGATAGCGTTTGGGCTGCTTTGCCTGCTGCACCTAGGGCAACACCTGCACCCGTCTGGGCGGCCTTCCCAAGAGCCATAGGACCAACAATGAAAGTGGTCATGTCGGTTACGAACTTTTCACCAGCCTCATTAGGTACTGTCTCTGGCATACTACGGCCAATGGCCCCTTCACCGGTGAGCTTGCCTTCAGTTACAAAGTCACCAACACCACCTACAATATTCTGGAGAACCTGATAACCCATACGTTGAATGGTGTCCATATTCGGTGGGTCCACCAAGTAACGAGTAGAGACCATTGCAGGGTTTTCGGGACTCTCTGGTTTACTCGGGTCGAATGCAGGATTGTTTTCCCTCCTCGCCTGAGTACGTACAGGAATAATACCACCAAGCATAGTATCAGCTTGACCGGTATTACCGAATTGAGTTTCTCTTTCCTTTTCTCGTTCCATCCTGAGTTTTTCAAGTTCAGGTGGCATACGGAATTCACCGAAATGTTCTCCAAAAGGGTTGAGACCTGTACCAATAGAATAGGTAGCACTTTCGTTGGTCAGAGCATCTCTAAAACGAAGATTGAGGCCATTCTTATAAGCAAAAGAATTCTCGTAATCTTCGAGAGGCTTATACTTGTCCTGACTATTTACAGGGGAATAGATTTCAGATTGAGATTGGACAACACCCTGTTCAGGCATTGGCAGAGGAGCGTCAAACTCCCCCTGTTCTCTCATCTTATTGAGTTCATCATTGATGTCACCACCCTGCATCCAGTTCCTATTATTTATGGAGGGGGTCGGTTGGAACTTGGAGAAGGGATTTTCATCATTAGTGTTTTGAGTTGGAGATGCAGGAACAGGTTTGAATTTAGCGAAAGGATTATCCATTACTTACCTCCTGTACCAAGAATCCTATCTGCGGCTCCCTTACCAAATTGCTGATCGAAGAAGTCTTTCGTTCTCTGATCTGGACGACCCTTAAGAATAGTTATAGCCTCATCTGGAATTATAAGACCATTGAACTCTATACCACTAGGTACCTGTTGCTGTTGATCCTGTTGTTGGATAGATGAACCAGTTTCAGTCTGACCTTGAGCATAAGTCTTATTGAGATTTCCAAGATAGGACATAAGATTTCTCTTCTGTTCTTCAGGGATATCCATCTCCATGATCTGATCACCAATACGCTTACCCCTGAGACCAGTATTCAGCTTCTTGCCGTCTGGAGTACGATATCTATTTTCAAAATCGGCAACAGAGGGGTTGTTATTAAGCTGATTCAGAGTGCTCTGGAGTTTGAGGAATGCACCTTGCATCTGACTATTAAGAGTCGGAATGATCAGTTTAGGATCGCTGGAGCTACCAATAATCTCCATTGCATTAGCAAGATCTTGGTTGGACACTTTATTATCTGTCGCGGTAGCTTGGGCTACTTGATATGCGGTCTGCATCTGAAGGGAGCGGAACTTAGCTGCGTTGACGGCCTTCTGTTGGTTCTTATCTGAAAGGACACCCCGTTCAAGGAACTTTTCTACTTGTTCAGCATGGGCTGCAATATCTGCTTCAAGACCTTCAGTCTTACCACTCTGGATACGAGAATTGATGTTGTTCTCCATATCGGTGAGTGCCTTGTAAGCTGCCTGAGCCTCACCAGAGAGAGACTCAATGAGACCAAGACCTTTCGAGGACATGGTAGCCGCATCTGGATCATCATGGAGAATCTGAGCCATTTGTTGAGATGAGTGCAGTGCACCAATAAACGATTGGGATGCTGCACTAAAGTCCTTGGAATTCTTACCGAAATCGTCAGTAAGCTGATTCAGACGCTTGATACCATCATCATCCATACGCATGACAGGACCAGAAACAAGCTGAGGATGCATCGGATCTACTACGTTATAGAGACCATCTTCACGCATCTCACCAGGAATCTGTGCACCGATAGTACCATCTGGATTAACGGAAAGATATGTGGATACATTCTTACCATTTGCTATAGCCTCTTGCTTAGCCTTCTCAGACATGATACGTTGATGGATTTCTACCTTATCCTGAGCTGCTCTGATACGGGCGGGGTCCTTCGATGCCTTAGCCTGATTGAGTTCCCAAAGAACATCACCGTAGTCACCAATCTTATATTCATTCTTGGGTTTAAGGACATACTTGGAATTGGCATCATCAGCTGTCGTAGTGATATTGTCATCCGTAATTGTTTCTTTTCGGAGCGAAGGATCAATGGAGTCAATTCTCTTATTGATATTCTCCATAGTACGGTCATAGGAACGCTGCTTACCCTTGGCCAAAAGACCGGAACCGTCTGGCTGCATAGGATTAACATCGGCATCATAGGTCATATCGACAGCTCTCGGAACCTTGACAGTCTGAGTAGGTGCCTTCCAATTCTCATTCTTCTGATACTGACCTTCAAGCACTCTCTTTTGTACTGTTTCATAAGAAACACCATTAGAGAGTTCTCTGTACATAACAGAGGCAGCATCTGGATCACCAAGCTGAGCAGCAAGGTCCTGAGCCTTCTTGGAGTTTTCAGTCTCCTCAAACTTTCTCTTATCTCGCTTTTCTTTCTGTTGCATAAGATTATCCATCTTATACTTGAAGATTAGATTCTCTTGATCTGCATCCTGCTCTTCAGTACGAGCACGAGCAGCATTAAATGCTTGAGCAAATCCACTTAGAAATGTTTGACCTTCAGCCATCTCTGTCTATCCTTATTTAGTTTCTGGTTTCTTCTGACCTTCAGAAGGATTACCACTTGTCATTGCCATGAAGCCCTGATTTTTAAGATCACCTTCCTGCTCTTCTCCAGAAGCCTGTTCGGTTTCTTCTTTCAGTTCGGGGAGTTCTTCTTCAATCAATTTCATGGACTTGGGCATTTTCATTTCATTATCATGTTTGAAGTAATTACCTGTAGAGAAATCATCCTCTTCATCATAAATACCAAGATCGTAGTCTACATCAAATCCGATACACATAAGTTCAATCATACGGGTCACAGGACCTGCGAGGATGAGTGCAAAGTCAGGAGTCCACTTACCTTCACCAACCCCGGAAATAAGAACAAAGTTGGCAACCTTATAAAGCGGCATTCCCATTTCAGCCATGGTTAAAAGACCGTTAGCTACTTTAAACTGGGTGATACGACCAGATAGGTAGTCCAGAGCATCGTCAATATCAGCGAACTCCGGGGGTTGACGCCAAGGGTAGTTCTTAGTATCAGAAGTGTAATTTTCTCCAGGAATAGGTCCTGCATTAACTGCCATGATTATTCTTCTCCCTCAGACATTTCTTCCGGATCGTTCTTTTCTTTTTTCTTAGAAAGTTTCTTCTTAGATTTCCTAAGTTCTTCTTCATAACGATCAAAGAATTCTGTGTTATGTCTCACCTTCTTGCCGGTAGATTTCTCATAGTTTTCGAAACCAGCCTTCTCATAGAAAGCAAGAACTGACTTTTTAATTGCTTCATCCAAATCCATATATCACCTATCCAAACAAACCAGAGGCAAGATTTTCGAAAGTCTTAGAACCCAAGAAGCCACCAGCAATAGATCCAAGTGCAGCAGCATTTGCACCCTTTCTAGCCTGTTTAGCTTGCATAGTAGCCAGAGCAAGACTAGCAGCCCTGTCTTTATCACCCTCAGTGGATTTAAATGCATAATCCAACATACTGTCTGCTCTATCCCAAAGCTGATTAAGCTGATTGACAGAGATGTCGAGCATATTCTTTACATCAGTGGTAGCTGCTTCATACTTCTGTTGATCGTCCTGAAGCTGTACCTGCTGTCTCCAGTTGGCGTTGGCTACTGCGATATTATACTGCTGTTCAGAGTAGAATTTCTGACGAGAGTCTTCCATACTGGAATTGAACTTATCGGCATCTTGCGTCTGGGCTGCATTAAATTGAGCAATCTGAGTATTCATAGATGCGTAAAATTGGTCTGTCTCATTCTTGCTCTCAGCATTAAATTGAGCAGCTACATTCTTGGCATTGGCATCAGAAAGGATACTCTGGATACGTGCTTGGTTGTTAATAACGGCAGCTTGCTGTTCATTATCCAAATTCTTCATATCCATAGCAAGGAATGCTTGGGAATTCTGAACCGCCGCAGTCATTCGGTTATCGAGATTAATCTCTTCGAACTTCGCAAGAACATTAGCTGCGTTAATCGTAGCCTGTTGTTTGTTATCGAGGTTCTTAATCGTTAGTGTCTGAAAGAACTGTGCGTCTTGCTGTGCAATCGGAAGACTTGCCTCAAGTAGTGCCTGAGACATAGCAGCCGTTGCAGCAGTACCGGTCATACCAGAGAAAGCAGCGATCTTAGAGACATTCCTAGCAGTGGCAGCAGCCCACGAAGGGATCTTAGGTTCACCAGTAGCAGGGTCTACAAACTGCTCTTGGAGAAGAGCGATCTGGCCCTGTAGTGTTGCTTTACTATCCGTATAGTTACCTTCACCGAGCTGTTGAGCAAGAAGTTTACCCGCACTGGTAGAGGTATCGATAATGTTAGAAATGTTCTGAGAAGCATACTGTTGGAGCTTCTGACCTAATTCATTGACAGAGCCGTCTTTATTGACACCAGTGGCAATACCAGTAGTATCAGCCTGTGGAACATCCTTAATCTGAGCCTGATCGGATACTTCACCCTTTGCCCCAGTCATCTGGTTATTCTTCACAGACTCTTCAGTCTGGGCAGCTTCATAGGTGTTGGCGTCTTTAGGATTTACTTGATCGACCTTACTTGGATCAACTGTAGGAGTATCACCAAGTTTAAGATTAGGATCATTAGCATCTACTTGAGCAGCCTGTCCAGTCTGACTAGGATCTTTTAGTGCACCTTGAACAGATGTACCCTGAGTCTCATTTACTAGAGTCGAGCCACCACTGTTTACTATATCGCTGGCATAGTCTGCGATGTTTCCAGGTAGAATTCGGTCAGTACCGCTCTGAGTCGAATGGAGCTGATCGTAGAGTTCAGTTTCATAAGCATTAGCCATTCTTTACTCCATCCAACTCAATTCGTGCTTTGTGTTTGTTATAGCATTCAACAAGATTTTTCCTGTCCTTACCCCAGTACTTCTCTTCTTCATCTTTAGTCAATGTCCTCTCAGGAAGTATAATCGGTAGATTACAGAGTTCTTTAATCTTGGAATCGATAACCTTCTTGGGGGGATTAGAGGTAATCACAACCTTACCTGATCCTGTTGAGACGCATGACGCGAGACTTACCAATACCAGGCTCATCCCTATCAGGCTCTTTAGAAGCTTGTTCCTCATTTTCCCTCATGACCTTCTCTAGTTCAGTATTCTTTGTTCTTAGATTATTAAGGAGTTTATCCTGTAGTTCTACAAATCGATCGTGTTCGTCTTTTTGTTTCTTCAGAAGTTCAGCAGACTTAAGATTAATCTCGGAAATCTCCTTGATATATTTAGTTTCTGCCCTTGAATATCCAAAGTCATATATCTTATAACTAATGAAACTCAAAACGACCAGAGCGAAGACACCTATAATGGGGTAGAGATACTGTTTAATCATAGACCAGATAAACAAAATTCCCTCTCCTTTTCTCGTCTTTTGACAAGACCTTTGACGACTTTACCACCGGCTTTATTGAAGTTCAAAAGATAGCTGCAGGCTTCTCTGATTTTTCCTGCATTGACTAGACGTTTCATATTACCATTACAGAAACCACCAGTGCCGATATTATAAGTCAGAGAGACAAATGCGATATAAGGCTTATCAGGGATACTGTCAGGATTTTTAAGACATGCTCTCATACCGTCTTCGTGTTCAGCGAGTTCGTCTATGAACTTCTGGTCACACTCGGCTTTCGTGAAAGTCATACCCTTCTTGATACCCTTGGTGGCACCGTAGCAAGCAGTCCATACACCAATGACATCGGGATAGGCTTTTGAACTATATCCCTCGAAACCACCCACAAGGGCGATAGCCATTGCACCGGCGGCAGTGATACCTATACCAGCTTTCCTAAACCTACTTGCCATCTTTGAAATCCTTCTGTGAGATAATCTGGGCTAAATTAGAGAACAACCCTACGATCATAGAGAGGGCAAGAAAGATACCTCTTGGGATTTCAAGCATCTGATCGATAATAGGTAGTGCCAATTCACACAAACCAAGTAAAAGAGCGAGAAGATCAATTCGAATACTCCACGCTTTCAGTAGAAATTTCTTCCAATCTTCTCGCAATATCATTTAGATAACTCCTAGATTTTGTAGTCCTGATTTAATACCATTACAAAATATGTTATGACCATTCACGGATAGATGCATTCCGTCTATATGATTGGTATCAGCAAGATTTCCAGTACCATCTATAAGCTGTGACTTAACACTCACGAATTGGACTTGTGCTGCACTACCAGACCATGTATTGCGGATTTTAGTATTAGCCTGATCAATTTTAGCGTTCATTCCTGCATAATTTGCTGAAACATTAGCTACGAGAACGTCTTCGTCCACTGGAAGAATATCACAGATAATCCATTTACCGGTGGCTTGAGCCGCCATGCCAGAGTGCATATAAGCCATATTGTCTGTTAGGACTTCAGTACTATATGGAGCATAGGAAGTGAAGTTAGAAAGCTCATTGATACCACTAGCAAATACAACTGCACCTGCTCTGTTAATCAATCCACCACGTCCAATACGATTGATAGTTCTTCGGAGACTCTCGCCACCTACACCAAAAGTCTGTAGGAATTGGCTGATCTTACCGCCACAAAGATCCTGAGTGATACTATCCCCGATCATGAGAATAGTACCATCTGGGCAGTGTGTCATAAGTCTGTCATAATATCCAAGATTGACTGAGGTCGGAAGTGTGTCATTAGGAAATAGGCTCAACGGATAGGGAATACTGGAAGGCCATGTACCTCCTAAACAATCAATTCCTGTAGGAAGTACAGGAGTAGGTCCTACTACAACAGGGATGTTGTCTACCGCAGTAGCTATAGCTCCAAGAGATAGTGCAACTCCTCTGATTGAATCACCAAGACCTGACATTAATTCCACCCTTCGATAGGTACAGAAAATCTAGTATTCATAACAGTGCCCGTACCTAAAACAGTCCCATCAACTGGGGTAAAGGAATCACGACTGGATGATGCTATAGATATATTAACTAGGTTAGAATTACCCAGTCCGATAATACATAGATTATCTCCAGATGTAACATTCCATCCAACTAGACCCAGAATAGGTCTACGAGAGTTCCAGAAGGTATCACACAAACCTGAACCATTGACACCATTAAATCCGAGGCTCATTGAGAATGGAGTTGCAGTAGGAGTACCATTTGTCCAAGTACCCTCGACTTCTAGGTTTGAACCAATTCTCCTAGAACGTACAAGTATGGAGGTAGCAGTGCCGATACCTACGAAGGTAGGAGTATAGGAGACCCAAGGGGTTATAAAGCCGCCATCAGCTACGGTATAGAATGCAGAGCCGGAGCAGACCATTGTTACTCTTCGACCGTTTCGAACTACTATAGTAGTGGAACCATCAATAGTTTCTGCTCCGTTCGGATCGATTGTTACATCACCACCGTCTGCAATAACCGAGAGGTGCCAGTTAGCTCCAAGGGTCGCAGCAGCAGTTAAAGACAATGTAGCTGTTGCTGTAAATCTCATGATACCGTTGTTGTCAGTACCAAGGGCGGTGTAGTTGCCAGACTTACTGGAGTATACAGCGGCTACATCAACACCTAGAGTTGTTCTTTGAGCGGTAGCATCTGCATCATCTACAAGCGCTCTACCAGCAGCTGTGAATGTCGCCAGCGCGGCGGTGCCAGAACCAGTGAAATAAGGAAGTCTATCAGCAGCAGAAACTAGTCCTGCAATGGCAGAGAGTTCAGCATCCTGTGCCTGTACGTCTGTACCAATCACAAGGCCGAGATTAGTTCTAGCAGTAGCTGCGTCTGAAGCACCGGTACCACCATCTGCAATAGCCAAGTCGGTGATGCCAGTGATAGTACCACTAGTAATTCCGATTCCCGTAAAGGTTCCACCCGTAAAGGTACCACCAGTAATCGTTTTACCAGTAAAAGTCAATGCAGCCGGAAGACTAATAGTAGGATTTCCTGAAACACCATTACCGTTAGTAACTGTGACTTCATTGGCAGTACCTGTAAGAGTCCTACCTGCAAAAGTATCTGCAGCAGTCTGTGTCAGAAGACCATTGGTGTTGTAAGCAGCGAGAGCTGTCAGAGTAGAATCTAGTGTTTGGGCGCTAATAGTAGTTCTTACAGTAGCGGCATCTGCATCATCTAATATCGTACGTGCAAAAGATGTTAAAGTTGTTACTGCATAAGTATCAGAGGCAGTAGTATAAATCATTCTATCTGCTGCAGTAGTTAATCCTGCAATAGAGGTAAGACCAGCATCATATAATTGATATCTCTGCCAGATAGCAGCCGTCGGAGTAGCATCTACGCAAAGATAGATTACATCACCGGTGATATCAATCCAAAGAGATCCTTCAGAATAACCATCATTAGCGTCATCGTTGGCAGTGGGGGCAGTTGTGGCATTTACCTTATTGATGCCACCAGAACCACCATTTGCTACTGGTAGGACTCCTACGACAGAATTAGTTAGGTTGATCTTAGGACCTTCACCTACAGTGCCATCATGAGTGTGTCCAGTAGTTCCATCAAAAGCATTTTGAAGCTGATTAAATTCAGCATTAAGGGGGGCTGCCTCTACGACTTCACCAGTCTGAATTTCAGCAGCAGATTGTCTAGTATAACCAGTGCCCATTATTTTCTTCCTTCAGTGTGGAATTCAAAAAGAGTTCCTTGAATAGTGTAGCTTGGATTCGTATCGACACTTGAATATTTAATTTGAACAGAGAATCCTGAACCCTCAACATTAGATATCAATACAGGAGTTTTACCACCAGAGTAAGTGGCAGTACCATAGACTGCTGAACCATAGGTAGATGAACCACCTGCGACATCACTCTCAATTGCATATGTGTCAGGATTCAATTTAATAGGATCTTCCCAGTCATAGACAAGTCGGGCATTAATATTCATGAAACCTTCAGGACGGACAAAGAGTCTGATCTTCCTCATGGTCTTTCTAACACCAGCATCACCAAAATCAAGAAATGGCATGGTGTAAATAGATTCAATGGGATTATCATTCATTGTATTACCAGACTCTTGTCTGTAGACAAACCCATCATAATCACCATGTATGACAAACTCACTAGCTCCGATGTATTTGGATGCTGCGCAAGAAGCATTAAACCCCTTAAGTCTCCCCCACTCCCATCCGATACCACCATCTGGATAATCTCTGAGACACCCAATGATACCAAAAGTATCTCCAGCAGTTTTGTCTGGAGATGATAGAAAGAAACGTACTTGAGACTTACTTCTGATAAGAACTGAGCACAATTCGCCCATATCATTAGTGGTAACTTCTTCAATTAGCAACCTCTGGATCTTCTTAGAAACGACTTCGAGTTGGACATCACCAATTCTATTGGTGCCACTAATTGGTCTGATACCATCTTGAGATAAGAAGATCAAATCACCATCAATTTCCTGAACACTATCAGGTGCCAAGCAACCAATGTTAGCAGTTACATCATTCAGGACAAAATCAGTGCCAGATACTTCAACTTTTTTAATGTTGTTAGTACCAAATACGTAAAGAGTGTCTCTGAATGGTTTAATTTGAACCACAATATAACCAGCAGGAAGTTGACCGGCACCAGAGGCAGCAGTAAAATCGTACTCTGCTAGAGGTGCAGAATAAACTACAAGATGGTCACCAGCGAGAAATAAAGTATTTTTGAATACACTCACATACGACGGGGTATCAATAGCTTGATTACCGCCAGCATTAGCATAGTTAGCCCCAGTGTGTGCTGCAGTGATTTGAGACCATGTAGAACCATCGTACAGGATGGCCGGGTTTACACCGTCTACAAAACAAATCTTAGGTGTACCATTGAAATTGAATTCGACAAACCTAATCCTGTCAACACCCACGGAAGATAGAGTATATCCAGTGACCAACTTAGTCCAGCCAGTGCCATTGAACTGATAAAAATCATAGGTGTTCCCGGCCTTTTGTTTTCTGGCCGCAATAATATCATCCTGATAGAATGCTACTGTGAGAATTCTACCCTCTGCATCAGCAGAATCAACTTCTGGTGTACTAGGGGCTAAGTATGTGTAACCATTGATACGTCTGTATCCACCGAATAAAGAAGCTTCAAAGTTTTGAAGATCAACAGCAGATCCAGGCTCATTATCAGACAACTGAATATGATTGACGTTGGAATTTAATCCACCAATAGAGACAACCTTCTGACTTTGAATATCTTCCATCATAGATGGTAAGCTCCTGTTTCTCCGAAGAAAGGACTACCACCAAGATTAACTCTACCATCATAGGCATACGGAGGGGCATCCTTGACGAGGATCTCGTACATATTTCGGATACCTTCTTGGAATTTAGCCTCTGCAATCTGTTCACCTTGTGGGTTTTCTCTAAAAAGATTCAGATGATAGAGTGCACCATAAGTAATTACGTTATCGAATTGCGTTGGAATATCTGTTGCATCGTCATACAGTACCAGATCAGATGCATTCTTATAATATAGGTATTCTATAGTATACGCTTTTTCGGGGGCGGGGGTTAATCCAAAACCACCTTTAGGATTTCTGAATATATACTTAGGAACCTGTCTACCATTAGGTGATGCACCTTGGTCTAGGTCTCTGAAGTATTTATAAAACTCGTCGATGTCGATCTCAGAGAGTGTCTCTGAAGCCACACCCAAAGTATCGTCTCTTTGAATTCTAAATGATTGCCAATCAACCGATTTAAAGTCTGCTGGCCATAGGTATAGATTTTGTCCGATAGTCAATAATTGAGTACCGGTCATAGCATGATAGGGCCACTCCCACCTCTGCTGATTGATCTCATTAATTGCATCTGTGACACAATCTTTTGCTACGGCCTGCATACCTTTAGCGGAAGCAAAGGAAGTCTGTGTCAGTTCGACCTCATTGATCCTGCGGATGACTCTGTTAGTCAGACTTAGAAAAGTACTTCCCATTGCTAATCCTTATTAAATAAAACCTGCCAGACTTCCACTTAGAGCAAACTTCACAAATACGATGATAACTGCTCCCCAAACTGTCCAGTTCAGGTTCTTTGCAGTTCTTTTGATATCCTTGAGCTCTTCTTTTAATTCTGCAAACTCTTTCTTCATATATTCAGAGTTCAGATCGTGTCTACCCAAAGATACATCAACATGATTTCTCCATTGCTCTAGGATGGATAGTCTTTTATCTAAATTCTCAACATCCATATCAATCCCCTATAAAGAAACTGGGGGCTTTTTACGACCCCCAGAATGAAGATTAATTAGGACTTAGGCTGGGCGATAGCGCCGCGACCTTCGACAGTTACGTCAACGATGACTGCCCAAACCATAACCTTACCTGTCAGAAGGGTACCTGTCTGCGTAGCAATCAGGATATCAATCGTGTCAGATGCAGAGAGGATCAGAGCCGGGGTCTGAACACCAGCAGGGGTACCATAGGAACCCACAGCAGCGGCATCAAAATCCCAACCGTCTACGTAAACATCAGCATCAACACCAGTAATACCGATGTCGAAGGTGAGATCCGTAGAAGTACCAGTCATAGCAGCGGTCTTCTGTGCGCCTGCAGCTAGGATCTGTACACCAGCCGGGAGGCGAAGTGCTTCGATAACGTCAGCAGCAGCAAGGGCAGAACCCTTTGCAGTAACAGCAGCAGCAATGTCAATTTCACGCCATACCTTATATGCAAAGTTGGCATTATCCATCGTCCGAGGAGCGAGGTTAGCCGTTGCATAGGTGGGGTTAGAAAGCGTAGTAATAGTAGCCATTTATATTCTCCTTTAACCTAACTATTAGTTAGCCTTGTTGTAGATTGCACGAACAAGACCGGTCGGCTTCAGGATCTTACGGCCATACATATGCATACCACGGACGATATCAGAGAAACCAAACGGAGAACGGAAGGTTTCCGTCTTGTTGATCTGTTCTGCCGTAGCAGTGGAAGAGTCGTGACCAGCAACGATAACACCGAAGTCCGTTGCAGAGCCGTTGTTGTCCAGAACAGCCGGACCCGAACCGAGGAACGGAAGGTTGTTCGAGGAGTACCACTTGAAGCCATAGATCGTGTTAGCAGAGAGCTTACCATTCGAAAGCTGTTCCGAGTCCTGATAGAACTGGTTCATGAACTTCGAATTTTCGTCCATCAGGATTTCGAGGAATACCGGATCAACGATAACCCAACGACCTTCCTTCGGCACGTTCTGCTGATCGAGCAGACGGTTCATGCGGTTAACGAGCTGGAGCGGGGTAACGTCATACGTACCAGCCGTACCAACAGCGACCGAGTCAGAGGCAGAGCCACCCGAAACGAACGAGTTACGAGCAAGCTTGTGGATTGCCAGAAGTTCGTCTGAATCGGCAGAGCTTTCAGACTTCGTACCAACAGCAGTCGTACGGGCCGTCCATGCACCACCAAGAGTCGTCTGTTCGTAACCAGACATGTAGCCGAGGATATCAGCGTCATAGGTCTGAGCAAGATTGTAAGCAGCACGGTCCGTTGCGAGATCAAGCCAGTTTACATGGGACTGCTTCTTTTCAATGTCATCGATCTGGAACTGGAATGCGTTCGCACGGTCAACGATAAGGGTGAAATCCTGGTCTTCAAGATCCTGCGACGTGAGCTGAGCACCACGGGCATACTTGGAGATTGCGATTTCCGGTTCTTTGATAATCTGAACAGTATCACCATAGTTCGAGATTTCGCCGAAGTAGTCAGAGTTGGTAACGTCCTGAATAACAGAGGTCTTGCGGAACTGCTTCTGGACCTTCTGCGAGTAGATTACCGGGCTAAATTTACCATTAGGAAGGTTGTTATAACCTGTTGCACTTTGAAATGCCATTTTTATTTCTCCATTTAGATTAAAATATTTTTGTTTGAAATAGATCAATCCAAAGAGGGGCCAATTCTTTTGAGTATCTGATGAACAGGGTCAATCGAATATGGGTAGTCTTCTTTTGTTTTTGTCTACGTTAGGTAAGTCTGATGGTTATCGAGCACCACCCGACAGGTCATACAGGAACTTACCCCTGCGAATGGCAGACTCAATTGCAGCTTCGTTAGCAATATAGAATCTACTACCATTCTTTTGAATTTGGGACTCTGAGAATTCATAGTCACCAGCATCTGCATCTGGCTCTTCAACAACGGAACGATTGCGAACTACCTTAGCTGCATCTTTATCCTGGAAATCATCCTCATCAACCTTTGACTTAGAGGACTTCTTGTTTTCTGCCTTGTACTTAGAAATAACAAGAGAAGCTTCTTCCACATCGAGACTATTCATCTTGTTTTTGTACTTCTCAGGCTGCTTATCCAACCACTTTCTGAAATCAGAGTCTTTCGCGAGAAGCTTGTTCAGATCAGGGTGCAGGTCTTTGAGGTACATGAATGCTTCTTTAGCATCCAATTCTTTCTGCTTAAACTCTACTTGAGAGAGTTTAGCTTCAGTCTGAGAGGTAGCTTCTTTAATGCGATTCTGTACGATGGTCTCTAGAATACCAGCGAATTCAGGATATTCACGCATCCAAAGTTCTACATCTTCATCAGACTTGGGAGCCTTGAGTTGGCCCCGGAGAGCCTGTTCCAATTTACGTTCTAGTTCAGCAACCTTACTCTTGGTTTCATTCTGAACCTGATCAGAGTGTCGCCGAAGGTCCCCATAACGCTTCTTCCAAACTTCCTCATCAACAGAGGTTGCAGGTTCGGCCATAAGTTGTTCGTCCTTTTCGAGCTCTTCAACTTCAGCCATCTCGGCTTCAATACGGGGATTACGATATTTTGTCATTGTTTCTCCTTTGGGGCCACAAGTGGTTCACATATAGTGAAGGTTGGGGTAGCCGTTTGATTAATTAATAAGATCTTCCACCACTAAATCCGCTGGAAGCTTTGTCATCCTTATCCTTACCTGGGTTGCCAGATGTGCCGGTCATACCAGAAGACTTAGATGAACCAGAACCCATGCTACTAAACCCACTACCACCAGAACTTCCTGCACCGCCAGTACCCATAGAGGATCTAGTTTCGGATTTGGAACCACTCATAGTGTCATTAGACATAGAAGTTTGGGTCTGCGTCTTAGGTTGGCTAGAAACCGTATTCCTAAGAGAGTTCTCTGCCGATGTAACACCAGTCATGTGTGGTGCGTACGATGCAGCAGTATTAAAGACTGTATGAGGTTGAACGGTAGATTTCTCTGCGCCGTACTCATTCAAGAAACCAAACGTATGTGGTCCGATAGTTTCTGGATTACTCATAGCAGACGACCACCCAGGATTTACTGTATTAGCATGATAGCTGGTAAACCCTAGATTGTTAGCTGGATCGGAAATATAATCAGAGACTAGTGTGTCATACGTTGACTTATTTCCATGATAGTTATTTGCAGCTGTGTTTGCTGCTGCTTGGTTGTTCCAGGTTGAATACTGATTAGGGGCTTGGATAGCCTCAGTGATACCACCGTATTTAGGAGCACGGTTCTCTATAGTAGAGAGGATACCCATTGCTTCCCTACGACCTGCTTCAGTGGTCAGATCAGTTTTGCCAGGATCAATCTCACCAGCAAGAGTCATACCCATGAGAGATTTCTCATCATCAGTGACATCTTTGAACCGATTAGGATCAACTGTGATGCCTATGGACTTGTCCGATAGATCACCCATCAAAGAGTCATAACTAGGAAGTGACTTTTGTTCTTTCTTAGTTTCTAATGGTCTTCCCATGAAACCGAAAGCATCGTCTTTCTTTTCTGGTTCATCCTGTTCTGCAATTAATGTAGATGGTAATTGATCATCAGGACGTTGACTTGGAATGGGGGCATTGATATCGTAGTATTGAGAGGGCATCACGCCAGTAGCTCTTGCTTCATCTAGTGTGTTTGCCCAAGCTTTACCTGTAGAAGCCCATTCAGAACCACCAGGATATTTACTCAGATCCATAGTATCAATATGCATAGTGTTGGGACCCATATACTCAGGACCCATACCGAAGTTGGCATTATACCTAGCTGCCATACCTTGTGCTACATCTTTAATGGACTGTGCATCATCAGGGTTATCTAGGGATAGTTTTCTGCCGCTAGGATCTCTAATGTCCAAGTCTGCGGCAGTTCCTAGAGGGTGTCGATATTGTGTACCAACAGCTGAATGACCCTTCGGTTCTTGTCCCGATGTCACATTGACTGTGTATCCCGGACCAAGGAGGTCTGTGACCACATCAGAGACTTTACTACCAATACCAGAGGATGGGATTTGATTTCTACCCTTACCTTCTAGATCGTAGTTCAGATTGGCCATCTGTCTATCAGGTAGATCAGGATCGTTGATATCCTTAAATCCATCTGGGGTATTAGCCAGTCCGAAACCTCTGTGGATATTACTCTCTGTGGAGTCATCTTCCATCTGATTTTCTTGACTACCAAAGATGTTCCTGCTCAACTTAGAGACCATAGAGTCATCTTTTTTAGCAGACTTAACTTCGGTAAGACCACCACCCATGAGACCTCTCATACGAGCTTCATTAGGTGTCAGTGTAGTCTTCTTGTTTGCATCCTGCGCTTCAAAGCCGACGGGATAGGTCTGAGGATTTTCACCAATCTTGACGTCTGCAATCTTACCATCTTTGGGGGACTTCAATACATCTCTGATAAATGAGAGTTTAGCATTATCAAGACCGATTGCCTCTCGGCCCCTACGAATAGCTTGGTTGTTACCTTGGTTGATCATACCAGAAGTAACTCTAGATGCTGTTCCGATAGGGCCGGGGAGGAAACTAGTGAATCCCATTATCCCCGGCTTATCGATATATCCGTAGTTTTCAGCAGCAGTTGGTTCAACATACTGTTGATCGAAGTCGTTAACGTCACCACCCCGAGAGCCAGCAAGCTTTCTCAAGAGGTCTAGAAGCTGCTTTTCTTGATCAGCTCTATCTTCTTCTCTCTTTTCTGCCATTACACTAATCCCTTGGGTTGTTGACTTCATCTCTTAAGGTTTTAAGCCTTTTGAGTTCTTCGATAGCACCTTGATACTTTCTGACCTCTTCAATAGAGGTAGCAGATGTGAGTTGATCTTTCAGGAAATCAATTCGCAAACCCATATAGAATTCAAGAGCATCTACATTTGGTCTGGAATTAACTAGGATTAGAAGCTTCTCTGCATCTTTCTTATTCATTGCTGAGGACCACTAAACCCTTCTGCACCCGGGGCCGGGGCATTACCTGGAGCTATATTACCAGCGCCCTGTCCCGTAGGATTATCAGGGTTTGGAACACCGCCTTGTGAACCTTGATCATTCGGGTTCTGTGGGGGCTGTCCGGAAAGCTCTGCCATCTGCCTCATCATAGTGGCTTGTAGTGCTGCCATACGAGGATCATTGACGACCTTCTCTTCATCCAGATCGAGACTCGCTGCATATTCTCTAAGGATATAATCCCACTTAATGAATGGGGCCATAGAGGGGTTGGGAGCAGCAAACTGAGCAAGCTGTAGGAGCCTCTGAGATCTGATTTCATTTCTCATAAGAGACTCAGTACCCCTTGCTACAATCTCCAATCCACCGATGTAATCGGCTTCAAAGTTAAATTGCATATTGAAAGCAAAGAGTGCCTTACCCAACGGGGCAAGAAGATAGTCATCGATATTACGGACAACAGCTTTGATATTTCTATCAGCTGCACCCATAAGCATAGACATACCAGAGGCGGTCCTACCAACGCCTGTGACGCCCGTTTGACCATGTGCAAAGGAGGGCATACCAGTTGCTTCATCAGAGAGTTGACGAGCCTTGTCGAAGGCAAAGAGAGCATCCTGTGTATGGTTATCAATTTTAACAGAATTAATAGCCTGACCAACAGGACCACCAGAGCGTCTGAAGATTTTACCAGGATAGAGTTCCATCGATTGCCCAGGGACAAGATAATCTTCATTGACTTCAAGAATAACATTAGAAGATAATGCAGCATTGTCTACTGCCAGTCTCATAAAGCCGTTCATAAGCAATTGAGTATCCAACATATTCTCTGCGATACCAATACCGAAGAAAGAGTACGGATTAATCTCGTAAGGAACTACGTGGTAAGGAATCCTTGCAGGAGTAAAGGGGTTGAATACCAGTCGGAGAACATGGCCACCACAAATCCAAGCATTTACCTGTATCTGATCGTGATTTTTGAACTCTTTTGGGATCTTAATGTTATTTTCTTTTGCAATCTCTGCATCCATAATACCCCAATATTCAAGAACTTCCCACCTATCCTGGACATTCATTTGGTTCTGAGTCTGCTGAATAAGAGCAGTTTCCCAGTATTTTTGGCTATAATTTGGACCTTCAGAGATGATTGCTTCAATGTTTTTACCCCTAAAGAAGGGTCTTTTCTTCAAAGCACGTAGTTCAGACTTAGAAAGTCTATGTCTTTGTATGAATTTCTCTGCTTCTGCCATATTCCTGGCATCGCAGTCTGGATAACAATCCCAAATGGAAACAAATTCGACAAATGGGATGGTCCTAATCTCAGGATCGTAGGTTCCGTCCTTACCCCAACGAGGATATTCCTTATCGATGGCAAAAGGACCCTTATAGACACCAGTTCCAAAGAGTGCCAGTTCGAAAACCGTAGATCTGAGGGATTTGGAAGCATCTGCTTCGTCCAACTGATCAAGAATTTTCTTTTCCATCTTCTTAGCTGCATCATTTGCAGGTTCGAAGGTGATATCAGAGGGTAATCTACCAGGACCGGGCTGTACTTTATCCTCTACAGGCTTCAAAAGATCCTGTTTTGGACCAAAAAGCTTGGCAATGTGAGGTGCCATCTGCGGGTTTTGAGAGGATTTAAGCTGAGATTGTCCAGTTGGATCGATATGAACTGAATCTTCTATACCAACTGAGAGATTCTGAGGTTGAATACCGATAGGAAATCTGTTTCCAGCAAAAAGAACATCTACAATCTGTGCTACAGCTGCCATAACCTTCGTTTTTGTAATCTTAATGAAGGCTTTTGACTTCTCGTTTCCAGAGAACTGTGTGGTAGGACCGTAGAGTCCACGATAATTACGAAAACACTCAAGCCACCTCTGTTCGTCAATGTATCTTTTGCGCTCAGATTTGGAAAAGTCTTCTCTAATGGACTCTACAAGCCTAGAATACTTACGGTCATCTTCAGGAACATCAGTGGCTTCAGGGACAGAAACTGCCGAAGAAGGATCAGCAGATGTTTCCACTGTCAGATCATTATTAAGTGGCATTTCATCCATAAATGAAGCCATAAGAACTCCTTAAATTAAGTTAAGAGCTGCTGGTATCCGAGATTATCACGGTCCCACAATTCAGATAGTGATAGGAATTTAAATCCTCTGGAGACAGCACCTTCTAAATAGGGTATCATCACGTCTTGCATCGATGTATCCAGACCGGCTGGAGTACCAGTTACGATGTTATGGAAATATGGGGTGATCGTACCTCCAACTGCTGCAACCTTGTCGAGGTCGAGCAGCATGTTAGACAGCACACCACCGGTATATCCCTGACCTGACAGGGTAAGAGCCTGGTCACCGAAGCCGAAGCGCGTGAAGTTAGGCAGATAGCCTGCCGAACCCGATGTACCGCCACCAAGCGTGGTCCGCATGAGCTTCATGCCGTTGGTGGTACGGAACGCATCCTGCATAGCCGGTCGGGTGAATGGGTCTCCAAGGTATATGAAAGCAGCACGCGTGACGGCGGAGTTGATGTTCTGATCAACAGTAATCGTTGTTCCGACGACGTTTGTTACAGTCGCCCCGTTGACCTTGTTGGCCCCGAAGCCGCCGAACATCTTCATGCCGATCTCGACAACCGTGCCTGCCGGATTGGCGGTGATGAGCGTACCAACATCAAAAGACGATGTTCCGTTGGCGACGATGGTGGACGAGCGGACACTCTTTTCCCAAGGGTCATCGTTAGCATCAAGAGCAGTTGCTTGGAACACACCTTCTGGATAGCATCCGAATTCTGCGCCGCGAGGCATTCCATTGGAAGTTAGATAGGCTTGTACTTCAGCTAGTGCTGCTGCAGCTCCTGCAGGGTCTGTCCAGAATGGGAATTGGAAATCATTTGGGCTGTCGCAGGCCATGTCGTGACCAGCAGCATACATTTCCTGAATTTCAGCCAGCGAGTAGCAGTTTGCAGTGCCGACTTTCCCATTTGGTACCATAACGGTAAAATGGGAACCTGTTGGCATATTCGCCTGCCACCACGGATATAGCACAGAATAGTGCGAACGGTGTGCATCATCTAGGGTCAAGCACATCGTTGGCTGACCTTTAGCATTGGCTACGATTGCGTGGTACGTAACCTCCGCGTTGCTCGGAACGCGCGTGGAGTAGCGAGGCCGAAGCTGGATGTTGCCAAGTCCAGATGGCATGCTTGTGAATGCACTCTTCGGGAATGCCCTCCACCTTGCACCCGGCGTAAGATCGTCGCTGTTTTCAGCAACAGTCGTACCGCTAAATACGTTGCTCCGCCCGATCTCGAATTGCACTTGGTTCGAGGCATACCGGTCATTCGAGTACATGAAGGCGATCACGTCGCCGAAGTCGGTGTCTGGATTATACTGCGTGGCAAGTGTCTTCGCACCCGCAATCCCCTGTCCAGAGCCCACAGCAGTCGTCGTCATCTTCATCGCATTCGCCACACCGGGTATAGCCGATGCAACAAGTGACGTTGTCATGTTCGATCCACCGGAATAGCTAGCTGTACTAGTAAAGAGATCAAGTACGAGTGGTTCTGGTAGTCCTGCGATAGCAGATAGAATTGTTGCCAAAGCTGTAGAACTTAACCCAGGGGAGATAAGATCAGCAAGTCGGCGGCCTGTGTTATTAGGAGTACCTGCAAGAACTGCTGTCATCTCGGAAGCAAGCGTAGCGGGAGAAGCACCGGGATAAACTAAGTCCGAGAGTCTTTTTGTTTCCGGGGTTTGTGTACCACCAGCGGCATTCTGTACTATAATAGAAAGCTCGTCAGAGTCAGCTCCAGGAGAAACCAAATCTGCAAGAGTATCTAGAGGCTTGACACGAATGGTTTCTCCTGCCATTTACTTTTTACCCTTCGGTTTCTTGGAGGGAATAGACATTTTAGTCGCTTTCATCTTAGCGATAGATGTGGGCTTACAATTTTTCACTCTTCTTCTCCTAGATCAATAATCATTGTGGACATCAATATGGTCTTTGCCTTATCGAGATCCCAATTGATCTCTTGGACATTTCCAGAGGTAGTTGCAAAGTAAAATCTACCGTCTGACTGTCTGCCAATAACGATAAGGTCATCAAATTCCTTGTCTTGAAGAGCCTCTATCACCTTCTCTACCGAAACACCGGGGGCGTCATGGTCGTCGAAAAGGGGGAGGATATCAGTACCGGGGAAAGAGATGACGTTATCCATTATTTATTATCCTTTACTGTATGCCTGAAGAAAGGAGCATCTTTCTGATTCCAAGTGGGCTTTTCAGCTTTAGAACCGTCCATTGGAAAAGTCTGAGTCACATAAGGCTGATCAGAGCCATTAGGAGAAACAGTAGTTCGAGAAACCACATTATCGGTGGACTTCATTGAGCCACGACCTTTAGATTTCATCTTCTTAGGTTCAAAGGGAGCCATTACTTTTCTTCCTTATAGACATTGCTTGTAGTTTTGTGCTTGAAGAAAGGGACTTCGTCATAATTGGCACGGGAAGTTGTATCGAGATTTTCAGGAGCAGGGTCCTTATAGGCTCGACCTTCACCTGTAGCTCTAGACTTCGTTGCCCTACCGGGATTCTTCAATCGATTAACAATGAGATCCGATGGCGACTTGTCTTCGTTGTAAGCAACGGCTTCAGGAGATGTAAGACGAGGAGAGTTCCTTGCCTTGATTTCCTGCCTCATGGTTGCTTCATACTTTTGATTTGCTTTTGAGTCTCTGACATCAATGACGTTGTCGGACTGTCTTCCTGTTCTTTTCACCATATCCTCTATTCTTTTTAGTATCCGAAGACATCGTCAGCGGGGATGTACTTATGCATGGGCTTTGTGCCCCAATCTAATGGAGAAGAAGCTCTCGGCCTGGACATAATCCCATAACGAAGGGCGTCATAGGAGTGGTCTCGTGAGTAACGAGAATCGATGTCATCAGTACCGTCGGGATCTGTGGGGATAGCCGGGAGGTCAGAAATAACCTGTCTGCAAGTATCGAAGAAAACAATACCTGCTCTCTCCTCACCGAGTCCGTTAATACTACGAACCTTCAGGAGTTCATGCAATCTATTCTTACCGGAAACACGAGAGCCTTGACCTCTGTCTGAAGGTCTCCACTTACACCCGGCAGCAATCATTTCTTCTGCTACAGAAGGACCATAGTGACCTCTTTGGTGCCATACTGAGCTGTCCAGTATACCGTAAGCAATCTTCTCGCCAGCCTCAAGCATAAGGGTTTTCTGGGCCAGATCGACACCAGTCATTCCCGATCCGTAGAGTTCCCTATAAACATATAGCGTATCATAAGCCGGATCAATCGCAAACCAAAGGACACAAGCTGGAGAAGAATAACCATAGTCAGCACTTCTAAAACGACGCCACTCAGATGGTACATCGAAAGGCTTGCAGACATGGTGGTTGGGATTAAATTCAGCAAAGGCAGCCCCCTCTACAATAGACCAATCGCCTTCAAGGAGCTTACGTCTCTGATCTTCTGGCAATGACAAAAGATTAGCTTCATAAATGCCATCTTCAGCAAGGTAAGGATTGTCCTTCAGTCTTGCCGGGATAAACCTTCTCTTAAAGATGGGCTTACCTCTTTTGTTGGGATCATCATGGTTTTCTGGATATCTGATTACTTCCCCTGTCTCGATATTAGTCGCCCAGAAGGCTTGTCCAGCAGGAGCAGGGTCGATGAACATCTTCTTTACCCAATGGTGACCAGGGCCACCGGGGTTAGTAGTTGCTCGGAAAGAAAGGCACTTCTTAAGCTCTGGGTCTGCCGTTCTGAGACGAGACTTAAGGTAGGTGTAAGCAAAAGGGGTAGGATACTGCGTCAACTCGTCCATACCGATCCAAGTAAATGCCTGACCCTGATATCGGAGAACGTCATCGTCTCTATCAAGGTAGGTGATCCAGAGTTTGGCACCGGAAGGAAAGGTCCACATAGATTTCTGATCCTGCCATTTGGCATCTGGCCAGAGTTTCTTGTAGAGCTTATTTGTTTCCCAGATGATTTCTCTGAGTTCGTCATTGGTCCGACGGAGAAGAAGACCTACGAAATTAGGATTCTCGAAATATCTCATAGGATCGGCAATCATGGCGAATGTCTTACCGCCACCGGCAGAACCACCATAGAGAACTTCTGTCTCAGTGGCAGCTAGAAAGTCTGACTGAGGTCCCTCGTTCGGAACAAAAACAAAATCGATATCTTTGTTCTTAGGTTTGGCAGGGGTGAATTTCTCTGAGAATGTACCCTCTCTAAAGGGTTCTTTCCTGTGGTTGGGACCCTCTGGGAATTCCTCGTCTGGAATCTTCCTTACTGGTTCCTTGGAGAGCTTCTCATACCTTTTCCGGGCATTAGTGATAGCTCTCTTGGCATTTGCCTTCTCTACAGATTCCTTGGTCCTCTTGGGGGCCTTCTTATTCAGGATCTGTCTATTGGTCTTCTTAAATTGATATGGCTTACGGTGAAGCTTGTAGAGATTGGCTACAGTCTGGTGAGTAATGGATCTAAGAAGCTTCTGGGACAACCATTCACAGACTTCCCGGAGAGATGATCCTTTGTCGATATAATCGAATCCTACCTCAATGTGAACAATCTGTTCTGGGTCCGGAATAATATCATGAGGATCTTCTGGATTAACCTTATAACCAAATCCAATCTTACCATAAGGTAGCTTACGTCTCCAAGGCTTCCACCTATCGAGTGGCAACAGAGGATTATCATTCATGATCGATAACCTTAAAATCTTCTACAGAATCTTTGGGAGGAAGGATAAACATATTCCTAACCTCGGTGACCTTAACACCCTCTTCTTTATTAACTCCACTCCTGTCCAAGATCTCCTTGGAAGAAACCAAGAGGTTCTTAGCTCCTACCATATTGGGATCATACTGGAGTTTAACGAGGTTAATGGAAGCAAGGGCAGAGGCAGCAGTAAGATAATCCTTGGCTCTTTCCCTAATGTGTTTGGCAAGAGGTTTAGTCACATGACTCTCAGGAGTATCCTTGGAATAACCAGCCTTGGTCATAGCCTCTCTGATATTCCCGGAACAAAACTCAAATAGGTTATCCAAGAAAGCTTCTTCCTTAAGGGTAAGTCCATTCTCGGAAGTAATATCTGCAATTAGTTCATTCTTAAGATCAGACAATATAGACACCTTTAACTATGTTAAATCCAAATGTCTTTTTGACATTCATTCATTGAATAAAAATTATTTTTGAGAGCCATTCGCTATACTACAAGTAACGTCATTCAAGTTACGAAGTAAGTTGATCTTGTATGAGTACTCTACAAGTAGTTCACTACCTTGCGTCTCTTGAAGATCAAAGCAGTGTGTTACGCTTGAAGGATCAGACTTGAATGAATACGCTTGAAGAAGTCATCCGACGTAGGAGGATCCGAACAGATAGCATACAACTAAAGTACTAAGAAAAAATCAAAAGATCTAAATCAAAGCAGCTAAAAGATCAAACTATTCGATCTAACGATCAAAGTCGAAATCCAATAGGAGTGGTTCAAGCAGTAAAGCATTATTCTGCTTTTTCTTTTTCTACTATAGTTTAATTATATCATTTTTCAAAAAGGTTGTCAAGAGGGTAAATGAATAAAAGTGCATAATATTGGAAAAAACTCTAAAATAATTCTATTTTTTACTATTTTTGAACTAATACAGTAAGAATAATACTTCAAGTATACTTCAAGATTACCTATGAATTAGACAAGAAGTATTTCTAGAAGGTCTATTTTTTGCACTTTATGCTCACTCATTTTGACATCTAACTATTTGAAAAATATCTCCAATCGGTATACACCAATTAGTACCCACCCCCTGTGCCCCTTCGGTACCCCCTTCGAAAAAACCTGGAGTATAGTGTGGTAATAGAGTAAGAAGAGTGTGTATACCCATAAGAACAATACTTCATATCAATATAGAACTACATGAACTATACTTGAAGCATGTATTCTTGAAGTACTATTCTACCTGGATACACTTGAAGCATCCGTTCTTGAAGTATAGCAATACTTGGAAATAAAAAGAATACTGTTATAGGACTATATTCCTATCGTTAGGTAAAGATTCCTACAACCTACGATTAGTTGATTACAACTTATGATTATGCTATATTATTGGTGTGACATTAAAGCAACAGTAGGAGTTTATTATTTGTCCGATACTGGATTAGTTCTGCGCGTAGTGCATAGCAGATATGCAAAATTGTCTATATTCTTGGATGACAGTTGTGGTAATCTCTAATCATCGAAAGGGAGGAAACAAACTTTCGAGAAACCTGGTACTGAGAGGGTCTGATCCGTATCTTGCTAGGAGTGTCCAATCAAAACAAGCCTTCTGCAGGGCGATTGGAGAAGCCATGAGTAGGACTGCAGACTGAGGACTTAGAAGTGTTCTTAGCGAATGGGAAAACTGCCAGAAAGGGGATTAATGAGGTTTCTTTGTAGATTAGGCCGTCATGTTTGGGTTTATGTCAAGGGTAGCGAAAAGCATGTCGCTTGGCAGGAAGAATGCAAGCATTGCGGCAAGATCATTAATCGTTCTGGTTTTGACGGTTGGTGATGAAACTCTGTTTCTTATGACCGTTGATTTGCTCCCAGTCTCTCTGGTTGAGCTATGGCTATGGGGATAGCCTTGGGTTTCACTCCCACAATTTTCCCCATTGGTTTCTAGGCCCTTTGCCTAGTTTGTAATACCCGCGAATGGGTTTGTATGGTTTCCCGTAGGGGAAGCTTGCGTAGCATTGTGAGCGAAATAGCCCCGCGCTTAGGGCACTGAGGACCGCTCTTAAAGTTCCTCATAGGTTTCCAAAGAACCTACCCAATTAGTCCCGTGACAGGGAACAAGGGAAATCAGAGCTAGGTGATAAGCCCAATTTGTCACTCTGTAGAAATGCTCCATTCGGGTTCTTCCGGCATACAGGGGCTAAGTACATAGGGTGTCATTTCCGGCTGATACATCAAAGCGGACTGGTATATGTCCGTGCCACTAATCCACCATGACGGAAGTTGTGAGATAGGATGGATAGCGAAAGCAAGGGGGCGGCAATAGAGCGGCAAAACGATATTAGTTTTCCAGTGTCTTGAGAACTGCCCTATTTGTCGATCCAATTCAGCGCCTAGCATGTGTGATTACTCGTTCCCCTGAAATGACAAGACGGTAGCCGAAAGGGTGGCCGGTTCTCATATCCATCGTACACACACAAATAAGGGTTCATGCCGATTTGTTTCCATCCTTGTTAGTCGGACACTTCTTGATTGAAGGGGTCGCGCTTAGGAAAGGTGACGAACGCTTAACAGTTGTGTGCATGTCAAAGGGTTATCTCCAAATCATGGGGAATGAAGAATACCAAGTATGCTTGGGAAAGCCGCTAGATATGTACTCCGCTAGGCAGTCTGTTATTTGTGACACATATTCCGTCCCTATCTCTGACAAAGATATACGGTTTCCCTGTATGACGTTGTGAGTGAAGTTTTTATTTATCCATTATAGAGATAATATCAAAGTAGTGGGGCTAGTAACCGTAGTTACGTTTGAGCTATGGCGAATAAATGGTGAAATACGGACAGGGCAATGGTTCGTATTTATTGGGTAAATGAATTGTAATTCTAACCCTAGTGACGCTCTAATTGAGCAATGGCCGAAACAAGAGGCTAGGATCGTTAGATTGAAGTCACTAGGGTTATTGGTGCAATTCTGCACTGACTAGTAGGTAGTATCCTACACAAGAAAGGAAAATCCAAATGTCTAACAAGATCGTTCTTATCACCGATGCTTCCGAACTTGCCAAAACCGGTTTGGAACTGGCAAAGAGCATTCGCGATACCGATGAACGGATTGCAATCTATCTGCTTTCCGAAGTTGCTCACATTGAAGAGCATCGCAATCCCACGCGTCTCAATCAGTTCTTTTCCCGCGTGAAGGGTTCCGGCGCGCGTATCAACGCAATGCACAACTTCGTTCAGGTCTTCGGCAACGTTGACTTCAACAAGGACGCCAATGGTGCAATCAAGGCCGACGGCAATCTCAACCCGAACAACAAATTCGGCCGTACCGATGAAAGCGGGGAAAAGTTCGCTTGGTACTATTCTGTCAAGAAGGCTCCTCGCTTCAAGGGCAAGCCTGAGCAGATGAACGAAAAGATCATTACCAAGGCCCAGGAAAAGCCGTGGTATCAGTTCCAGCCAGAACGGCCGCCCCAAGAATTCAAGGTTGACGACAAGGTCAAGTCCCTCCTCCGTTCTATCTGGAGCAATCAACTTTCCGACGACCCGACCATCATCACAACGGGCTTGCTCGCCGACCTTACGGAACTGGCATTCAAGTACGGTATCGTCGAAAAGGCTTCTGATATCATCTCGGATGACAAGGTTGCAAAGACGCCTGAAAAGTTCAAGCCGATGCTTCACCTCGTCGCCGACAACACGAACAAGACTTCTGAAACCAAGGCTGAAAAGCCTGCAAAGGAAGTCAAGAAATCGGCTTGATATCCCCCACTATCCTCATGCTTCGCATGATCCGATGACGCAAGTCATCCAAGGATAGAAGTCAAGCTGGTAGTCCCCCAAGGGTTAATTCTCTTGGGGGATTTCTATTAGCTATGTCCTGAAATGGTCGCATAGGTTCCACGTTTCCCCGCCCCTGTGGGTAATCATTTGGTAAAATGCCAAGTGTCCTATGCGGCTTTTTGAGTACATGCGTAACGTAGTGAAGCGTAACGAGCAAAGGGGATTTGCTATGGAAAACGAAAACTATATCGTACGTCTATCCAAGCTTTCCGGCAGGGTGAAAATCCTGATAGGTTATCACTATTATCCGGGTTGTGACTTGGGTACGTGGGAGCAACAATATACGCTACCCACTATTGGAATGTAGGGGGTAGTGACATGCCAGACACATTCCTAATCGCTGTAATGGCCTTTATCATCGTTTCGGCTTTGGTAATGGCCTACTGTCAACAGGTCGCCAATGAAGAGGCAAAGAAACCCTTTGTCCTAAGTAAAAGGAGAAACGACTAATGTGCAGTGCAACATTCCAGATTGACACTATCCGTCTCAACAAGTGTGACTTTGGCCGGGCGTCTATGCTGGCTGAATACGTTCTGTTACGCTATGTGGGGCAGGACCATGTGTTGATCGAAACCAATCGCTATAGCCGTAGGGAACTAACCCGCAATGGTATTCCCTTTAGCTACCCCAATAAGCCCTCATGCGGGAATGACAATAGGAGAGTGTCATGTTTGCACTAATCTATTTCCTCTCGTGGGTTGGACTGTGGATTACTCTAATCCTTGGGTTCTTCCTCCCCGGTTTTTGGCTTTGGACGTTCATTTGTCTCGTGGGTATCATCCTATCCACTAGCATTGTCAACAAGCCTGAAACATATACAAGGGAACTGACACTAAGGCAGTCTGCCATCCGTGGGTTATCCCCCATGGCAATTGTTCTTTGTGCAGTTCTCTTGCTCAAAGTGTGTGTCTAACATTTGTGGTGCCAGCAACGCAATGATAAAGCGTGATGTGCGGTTAAATGCTGCTTTCCACTACGATTGTACGTAGGGTGTTCCAGCCACAAATTAATTCATAATTGGGTGTACCATAGCAGGGAGAGAAACACCTCTCGAAACGTCTCTCCCTGTACCTTTGTACTGAAATGCCTACAGGAACTCATAGTTGCAGGTCAACGTGAGATAAGCCGGAGAACACGAACGGATACCTGTAGGTTTTTGAGTACAATCAAAGTGTCTTAGTTCAAGGGAGGGGATTCCCATGATTGATGTTCAGTTTGAAAGAAATAGCTCCAACTCTTTTGATGTTAGGATATCAAACGTTTGTTGTGCCAAACTCTACGTGTTCACAAATGGGTTGTATTTAGTATCATTCTATACATTACATAATGAGCAACGTAAGGGTTACGGTACACAATTGTTGTCTGTATGTAAGCGGATATCAAGGAGGTTGAACAAGCCTCTCCGCTTAACTGCCGGTCCTTTCTACAACAGACCGTATGATTTTCCAACACTCTTGAATTACTACTATCAAAGGGGTTTCAGGAATGTTGGAACTGACTCAAGAGATTTAGAATATAGGGGGAACTGATCATGACTGAATTCTTCTTTCTTTGTGTCACCCATTGGCTTGTCCTTGGATTGGGCATCTTTGTGGGGGTATTCTTTGCAGGTGCCCTAACCAATGCTCCTGTCCTTCAAGACAAAGAGCCATTGCGCTACCGTGAGATAGATTTGTCTCGTTCAGAATATAGGAGGGTCTAATGTTCTGGACTACCATCTATCCAGTTATGTCAATGGTGATTATGGGCATTCTCATAGTTGCCTCTCCATTTATCTCTTAACCTACCTAAAGCATGCGCTAGTATGTTGGCTGTCGCCAGACACATGAAAGGGGAAATTAACATGAGTAAGTTTCAAGACTTCAAAGTTTATACAGTAACAGAGACACTTCTGTTTACTGCCAGTATCCATATCGATACTACAACCCCCAATTCAGTAAAGTTGGGCATGTCAGTCAAGTGGGCATTGGAAAATAAAATCAATCTGTATGGTGCCAATCTGTATGGTGCCAATCTGAGGAGTGCCAATCTGAGTGGTGCCAATCTGAGTGGTGCCAATCTGTATGGTGCCAATCT